GGTTCTGAATTCCCGTCTGTTTTGATGTACAGCCCCTCGGCACCCTCTTTGATCAGTGTTTTCCTGCATTCTTGAAGCGTTCCATTGAGCCGCAGTATCAAATCCTGCCTGTTTTGCCTGTTTTGCTTGTAAATCTGCTCCAAAACCAGATATTCTTTGCGGAATCTTATCAAGTGGAGAAACCGCGTGTTGGGTATTCATTTGCGCCATTACTTTGTTTCTATTATCAATTCAAGATTTTAATGCTGATATTATTAGGTTGACATACACCTTATTCTTATCAAGATTAACGTTAAAATTGCGGTAGTTTACTTTTTCTTTTCCCATTGTTTCTGAATAAGCCATTCCAATTTCTATTTGGTATGATAACCAAGATGTGCTAAAGAAATTATCATCTGTTGGTATAGAATATAGTTCTGATGCAACCTTATTCCTTAACCACGATAAATAATAATATATATATTTATTTTTACAATCAAGATTAAGTTCTTTGCATAAGTTTTTTGTAGTATTTCCCATAACCAATTGGTACAATGTTGTGAAATTTTCATTTTTCGGAATTCTGCTCAAAACGTATTTTTTATCCTCACCCGTATACCACCAATCTACATGTCACATTTCAATAGGGTCGTGGGATATATTGCGTTTAGATAACATAGTATCGCACAACATCATTATTTTTTTGATAGTTGCCTTAGAGTTTTTATGTCAAAAACTTATAACAACCTGACCAGAGGATAATACCCATAGTCTCCCGCTAGTAGTATCATTAGCTCTATTCATATCCATAAGAGTATGAGTAATATTTTTTTTGTTATTTTGACGTTTAATAGTGAATACCCGCTTATCGTTTTCCGTATTTGTTACAGTACCGAATGTCCAAGAATTATAAGAATTTCATGAAAAGAGATTTAGAGCTAAATCGGGATTTTCTTTGATAATTTGTTCTTGCATTCTCAAAGCATTCCATTGAGCCGCATTATCAAACCCAGCGTCTTTAGCCATTCTGTTTTGTAATCTGGACCCAAAGTTAGAGCCAACAGTTCTTTGTTTCTTTTGCATAGGAGAAATTTGGTGATGTATATTCAGTTCATCTGAAACATTTTTAGTAATATCAGAAATGTCCATATTACTATCAATTAATCTAAATGTCTCGTCATACTCTAATACTGGAATTAGTTTGTAAGAATTATTCCTATCTCTTCTTCTTACATATCAATTTTTTACTTGTGTTACTTTTTGTCTTTTATTCTTGCGCATTCCCAATCAATCATCAAACACTCAGTCACTTATATTAGATACATCCATGTTAAATTTCTTTTTGACAGACATGGCGACATTATTAATGGCATCTATCAATATTTTTTGGGATGGGGGGTATTGCCAAAAAGATATAATATGTTTATATGGTCCATCACCATAATTAACATTTATAAATGCTCTGCCGGGATATTCCATCAAATGCCTTATCCCCTGATTAGGAATCTGTGTGTTGCTATTTGATACTAGTGAATAAACCAATGTAGAATGAATTTTGGTTAACCTCTCCTCATCTCCGCCCCAATGTTGATAATGAGAGGGACAGTATGTTTTATCTTCTATTTTATCACCATAATCTAATTCAGTATATCATTGGTTTCCCATTTTTCCAAACGCTACAGCACGTTTCGATTGCCAAGACACTCCTAATACACCATCGGGATTCTCCCTAAAAACATTTGTTGTTATATGCTGTGACATATATATCATCCCCTATAACGCGGCTATCATAGTATAATTAAAGAATTCATCGGGATTATTGTTCAGATAGTTTGAAAAGTTGATTTTAACAATTTCCCAATGCTCTCCCCAATAATAAAGGTAATCCCCTATTCTGGGTTCCCCTATTTTGTTTTTTTCCAGTTCCTCTCTTGTAATATGAACATTTATAGTTCTTTGATATCTGACTCCTGTCAATTCTTCAATAATTTCGGGGTCAATCATCCTTATTAAAGCTAATATGCTTATTGCTTGCGATGTGTCAAAGATTTTACCAGGACTGTTAATCACCTCATCATAGGGATTATCATCTTCAGTATCCGACAACTCTACTCTTTTTAGATACTTTACTTCTATTGGAATTATATTTTTGAGTAATTCGTTCTGCACTTTATTGAATAATTTTCTTTCTCTTATTCCTAAGAACTTTGGCATATTTATTGCTCCATCATCATACGCAACGATAATTCATTTTCGTTACACACAATGTTAATATCTAATATATTTTTTATTTGTTGTGGGGGAGTAGACATATCCCTTAATTCCCATATTAAGAAACTTCTAATACTGTTTCTTATCCACTCGTTAACTTTAGCAATGGTATGCTGTTCAAATTTATAATATGGGTTAGACTTAAATAACATCAACAACCCGCACACTCTTTTGTTTTTATCTTTGATTTTGTGAACCCTTTTGAAAGTTTCAGAGAATATCTTTCCTTCTCTAGAAAAGGTGCTAAAGAATATATCGGACAACTCTTTGTCTTTACAAAGATTTTGTACCAGATAGTTGATATATTCAACAGTCATTTCTTTTGAATTCATAAATATTCCATACCCACTTTACCCCCAAGACATAAATCCACCAACGGGGACAGCGTTTTGTATTTTTTTAGCGTAGTCTATTTTCTCTGCTTCCTGCTTAAGCATTTCATTTACGTTAGTTAATTTCTCTAATGATTCTTTTAGTTCTTTTTTTAGATTTTCTTTTTCAGTATTTCCCTCTTGCACAAGTGCAGCTCCATCAAGTTGTATAGAACCACCGCCATCACCAGCTCCACCTGGTATTTGGAATTTTCTGCGGACCAATCCTAATGTTATCTTGTTCAAAGCTAATGAATAATTACGAATCCACTGTTGACAAAAGTTATTTAAATGTTGATAATCATAATCGGTGAAATTGGCATTAGTAAAATTAGTAACGATTGCTGACATACTTTGCTCAATAGCCGATGCCGATTCAACTAGATATCCTCCTGTTGCGGATATAGTGCTTGGATTGGGACCTACAATAGCAGGAAAGCGATATCTTATAAATATACGTCTGCCGTTATACAGTTCTTTAGGTAACGGGAAAATTCTTAAAATGTTATTTACACGTTCCCAAGATACATTACTTTTCATGAACTTATTAGTCCAAGACAAGTATTGTTGTAATTGCAGAGGATAACTTCTGGGGAATGATACATATATCTTTTCATACATCCTACTACCCATTGCGAACTCTTTTGCCATGATATTATAAAAATTATTAACGTCATAGGGAGACATTTGGTCTGTATGATATACGTTTTGAATAATTACCTCAGGATTATTGACCTGCAAATTATCTTTTGAGTATAAATCTGTCAATAGGTCGTAATCTTGTTTATAGGCACTCATTGTAATATAACCCAAATAGTTATCAACATCTCCACCAGCTCCTACCCAAGAACCAACACCTGCTAACATCTTGTTTAAAAATCCAAAATTGAACGTTGGCAGGATATTATTCATAGGCATTTCTCTGGGTTGACCCAAGATATTGATTAGATTAGATTTAGCCTGAGCCTCATTAACCATTGAACCGAATTCTAAATCAGCATGCTCAAAATTAGCCATAATCTGTTCATCTGTCAGTTCTACACCCACTCCCTCATCATTTTCGCCCTCACCAAGAGTGCGTTTTGTCCACTGAATAAGTTTATCTAACTCAGCGCTTAGGGAATCTGTATAGTCACCAAAATAAATAGCTGCCATATATAATAAATCCTAATTTAAGAAAATTGATTCGCTTGCGTCGTGTTCTCTGTCTATAACGTTTTCTTCCGGAGTATCTTCTACGAATTTAGCATCGGTAATTTCTATTTCGTTTATCTCTGGTTTGTCAATGTAATGGTTGTGTTCATTTTCAGAGAACGCTAATTCAATAGATTTTTTGATGATATCTTTAAATTCTTTTATATAGTCATCATCGTGAGTAAAATAATAATCTGGTAAAGATATTTCGCAGTCAAACCCACACAATAATCTTATATAGTTGGGAATACCATCATCATCACAATAGTCAATAGTAGTTAGTTCACTCACGGTAATATCTTTAATATACTCATAAATGTCGCAATTGGCTATTGAGTCGGATATTTCATCTTTACAGAAAGCCATAATCCTTTCGTCACTTTCACAGTTGCAATCGGATAGGTTTATGCAAGTATAGAATCCTAAAGTAATATTGAATCAAACTTTTTTTGACTTTTCTTTCGAAGACTCTTTTTCTCGTTGTTGTGGTTCTTCTTCGTAATCTTTGAAAATAGCAATATCAAGAATTTCTTCATCTTGAGCACCTATGCCGGTTTCTGATAAAAGTTTTCTTTTCATAGCCAATAAGTCAAAATTTCCAACAAAGTTAGATTCATATTCGTTTAGTATCTCGTCAATAGTTTGACTTTTTTCGAATATGAGATATTTGGGGTCTATTTTAGCAACATTGTCACCAATCTTTTGCGCATTTATGTCACAGGATATATAGAAATTATCTCCCTTTTCTGCGATGATAAACGGCTTGTTGTCCACAGACTCCTTAATCACGTTTTCCACTATTTCTGTATACTGCGGTAAATACTTGAAATCTCTCTTTAGCTCTGCAAGATTTACCTTTACTTGGATACCATATTTTGCATTCATTTTTATATGTTCCTTAAGTTATATTTGCTGTGGTATAGTTTCATCCGCACTTGCAAAATCCTCTATAGCACTTTTATTTTTTTGTTTTTCTTTTCTTTGTCTTTCCGCTTCATCCATTAATAGAAGTATAAAAGCTTCCATCTCTTTCTTTAGTGCAGGGTTACTCATAATGCTGTCAATTAAATCAATTTTTGAAGAACCATCTGCATTATATGAGGACTCTACATCCATATTCTCAACATAGTCATTGATATAATCGTTAATTTCTAATATCATCGATTTGGTAAGCGGAATGTTATAATATCTGATTGTTTCCGCAATGGCATTTCTAATAATCTTGTTTTTATTCATTTTATCTTCCCTTTTTATTTTATCTATTGGAAATGGATTGTCATCAAACATCTGCGGTCCATAATGCTGTATAACAGATTCCCACCACACTCTCTTGTTTGACGAAAATTCAATATTGTATTTTTTTACTATGAGTTGTTTATCTACCCATTCCGGCATTGGCATAAATATATTGCCAACAGTATAAACCATTCCGCTATTGTCGTCAATACAATAAATAGTACCAGACTTATTATTAACTTTTACCCTATAATTCATTTTTAAAGTGTCATCCATTTAGATTATATCCTTTATGGGGTTTGCTTACCAATTAGTTGCATTGTCAATTTCAGAAGCTGATTCATCGGCAGTTGTCATTGAGCAGGTGTTATATATGGCAATACCTGTTGTATTTGTTTATTTGTATATTTCATATTAGTAAGGGCAGAAGTAATTTGCTGTTGTTTAGCATTAACTGGTTGCTGTTGATTATTATTCTGTTGTTGTTTCCTATTAGCACCGCTTGGGTCTATCCATTTTGCTAACATTTGAGAAATATCGTTAGCTGATAATTGTTCCCATTGAGCATCGTTAACCATGCCTATTTTATCAGAAATAGTATTGGCATTATAACCTGCTTTCATTAGTGTTTGAACTACAGAAGTGTATTTAGCAATTAATTGTTTATCATTTGTCTTAGGTTGCTTGCTGTTACTCTGCGTTTTTTCTTTAGGCTTTAGTTTGTTTATAACAAGGATAAAATCTTTGTTGGCAATATCGTATTGTCCAGCGTTCCACCCTAACGTGATAAACTGTTGCCTTGCACTTTCTCTTTGTTGTTTGGCAGCTGCAATTTGCTTGTTTATAATAGGGTTGTTTGATATCTTTCCCACGAGGTTTTGAAAAATATTAGAGTATTGTGGCTCGAATGATAAACCGATAACATATTTTGTTTTTAAAAGCTCTTTCATATTATAATTTTTAGAAGTTAAGTATTCATTTAAATCCTCATCCTCTAAAACATCGAATTTTCCAAAATTTGCTTTCCCATAATAAAGGCGCTTAATCTGTTTTTTCATCCTGTCATTTTCTGAATCCCAATTATCAGAGCCAAGCAAAACATCTTGTTCAGGTTGTGGGGGTTTCACCTCAGTTATAAGAGGTTTAACTATACGTTTTTTGACAGACGTAATAGATTCTAATAAAGTCAAACATTCTGACAAGATTTCGTTGTTTTTTACATCATCTTGGAAATATGGCAAAACATTATTGATTTCTTCTGTCAGGATTGTTTTTGTAGAATTAGACAATCCCTCGAATATGATGTTACCTGCATTCAAAGATAATCCATAATATGCGGAAATCTGTTTGGCAGAACAGAAAACTCTACCATTGAACATCAATTCTTTTTCATTGGTATTTTTTTCATTTATAATCGTTCAGTGCTTTGTCATATCTTTTTACCTTGTTATACTTGTATGTGCTAATATATAGGGTCAATAGAAATATTTTATACTTTAATTTTTGTTTCTTTTTTGGTGCAAAAAAAAACCCTCCCCAATTGGAGAGGGTTTGGTTAGTTATTTATAGACTAATAAGTTGGGGTATTAGGCGGTTGTGCCGAATTAGTTACAAACATTTCGTTATCTGGGTGATATTTCTTCAATACTCCAGCAACAGAACTGTCAATGTATTTCATACGAGACAAGTCGTCATACTTAAGAGCCACTTCAACACGACCATAGTAACCATCCCTAACCAGTTTTTTACCGTAACGGGACATGATACCACGTCTGTAGTTGTAGTTGTAAGGTTCGTAAATGACAGGAGTTAAGATACCCATAGTATACGGACAGAATACATATCCAGCATCCAGGAAGTTTTCACCTTTGTATCCTAACAGGATGTCATTTCTTCCCCACCAATCATAGTTATACGCTATGAACGGGTCAGGTGGAACGGAACCAGAAGCTGCCCAAATTGCAGCAGTGGTTGAGAATCCATGACCTGGGAAATAAGTGGTCATATTAGCGATTAGAGCTGCTTCAGCACCAGTGGTGGCAATGGTAGTGGCAGATGTAGCGAAAAGCAACCATTGAGCAGCAGGAGTGGTGTATAGAGCTTCATCAGCAGTAGCATTAATAGTATTAAAGGAAATGGCACCAGCAGATGTCACAACAGTGTCATATTTCTTTAAGGCTGGGACTGCACGCCACATACTGTCAACCATTGTATCAACATAGACTTTGAACTTTTTAGACAGAGTTCCGCCTTTGCTAACACCAACAGTTAATTCTAAACCATCGCTAACGTTATCTGCATCAAATCCGGTAATAGTTTCAAGGATAGAAGCCACGTCAGGGGAAACAACAATCCAGTTAGCACCGCTACGATGAGTAGAAGCTTTGATACGATTAGAAACTCTGTTAATTTCATAAACTAACATCTTGTTCCAATCTAACTGGGTGCCGTAGAATGTCATATAGCCATAAGAACTAGCGTTGCTTTCAGCTAATGAACTCATATCTTCATTCCAAGAACTGTAGTTGATTGCATTCTTTAGAGTGGTCTTACGTAAGTCAGCTAAGACTTCGTTGTTGATTTCTAAAGCAATGTATTCACCTAAGAATTGGGTTAGGGTTTTTTCAGCATCAATACCGTGGTAAGCGCTGACATCCTGTTCAATTTCCTGGGTCCATTCGGTCTGCAATTTACGAGTGTGGACATCAACCTGGGTTTTGCTAATCTTAAATTTGATTTTAGGAATAGCGGTTGAGCTTTCGTAAGCTTCGGTATTATCAGGACCGGAATAGGTAGGGTCAAAGTTAATAGTGTTACCTAACACGTGCTGGGTATTAGAGCTTGTGCCATAAGGATAGGTAGCAGAAGTGGTTGAGGGACTCCAAGTCATAGATGAAGCATAACCACCATTATAAAGGTTATAGCGGCTAGCACCATCATATACCATATCCAGATAGAAAATCTGAGTAGTAGGCAGGTCAACAGCTTGGGTACTGACCAGTTCAGTAATAGTTAATTGAGCAAAAGTTCTGCGTAAAAGAGGGAAAGCCAATTTGTAGAAAGAAGCAATATCACCAGTGGTCATATTTTCTTTCAACATGGTCTTAATTTCTTTTTCAGTATTTTCGAGTAATTGAGCCATCACGGTCTGGTTATAAGAATTTAAATTCTTTAACAGTTTAGAGGGAGTCCATTTCTCGATTAGCTTTTGCTTGATTTGCGATTTGCTAGGAGCTACTGGGTCGCCAAAATTAATCATCGTTTAGTTTCCTTTTATTTTAGTATTGAATTACACGCCAGCCAAGTCAGCCATTCTGTCTCGTTCTGTTTGTTCTTTAATTATTTCGGGATTATTATTTCTGATAGTGTCAACAATCTCTTGTAATTTAGGAGAGATGTTGTGTTCTTTCAGTATATCTTTGACGTTACTAAATTTCTTTGACATGCTTTCTTTAAGCATTCCAATGGTATTTAATACAGTTTTGATTTCAACAGAATTGTTGCACTGTTGAATCAAATTCTTCATATTCATCTTATCCTGCGCGGCTATGTTGACAAGTTTGTCTATTTCAGACACTGCATTGACTTTTTCTGTGAATAGTTGAATATCTTGGAAAGTTTCTTTGAATTGCTTATTTTCCTTAATCAACGCAGATAATGCCCTGTCTGACTTTTCTTTTTCAGATTTTAATCTTTTAATTTCTGCCATTGCTTTGGAAACATTGTTTAAACCTGGTTCTTCCTGGTCAGTAGATTCCATATCTAATAATGGTTTTTCCTCACTGCCAAGTTCGGGTTCTGTTTCCACTTCGGGAGTTTCAGAATCAGCAGGAACCTCTACGGTATCCACATCATCATCATCCCATTCAAAATCATCAAATTCATCATCATCCCACGGCTCTGAATCGCTTTCAGGTGTATCTTCTCCAAGAGCTTCCTCAACCTTATCTTCGATTACATCCTCAATAACCTGACCGATTTTTTCAGCAGCTGTTTCTTCAACGCTATCTCCCAAATCGATATCAGTAATTTCGGCAGGGGTTTCTTCCGCAGGAGTTTCAGCAGGAATTTCTTCCGCAGGTAATTCATCTGCTGGGTTTTCGGAAGGAATATCATCAGTTGGTTCTGCAGGAGTGTTGTCTGTGGTTTCTTCATCGAAGAAATCATCTTCTCCATCAGCGCCCTCAAAGATAATATCTTTCTTTTTAAAAGGGTCGTTAATGTTTTCAATTTTCATATCGGGTGTCTCCATACTATTGTCTATATTTTGATTATTTAAATCCGTTGGTGGAACGTTGTTATCGGCTATGTTCATTTTTTCACCAGCCGATTCATCTTTATTCTTGAGAGTTAGGGTAATTGATTTGTCCCCTTTATTCATTTTAGCCTCATAGATATCTCCGTCAATATCAACTTCAACTAATGTATCTGGTAAAGTATCCCCACCAGTGTTCAGGTCTAAGTTACTATCAAGTGGCATATTGTCTAATTGGGGATTCTCATCATCCTGTGGCTGCTCGATAGCAGGAGTAGTTTCCTGTGGCTTCTTATCATCAAATAAATTTAGCTCATCGCTATTCATTTGCGTTTCTTTTAAGATAGCATCTTTTTTGAAATTGTCTTTTTTTTTCTTAAAATTCTTCATACTAAAATTCCCAAGTATTATTGTTATATAGTATTAGTTCTCAAAATTATGTTTATTAATTTATCTGTTTCGGAAATATTTTATATATACTCCGAAAAATCCATTTGACTTATTTGTTCTATTGCGCGTTCATTTCCATATTTTTTGCTTATTTCGTGAATTTTTTCTGTAAGTTCACTATGATTTTTTATAGGCTCTGGAGTTTCCTCATTTGAAACATTTTCGTTAATTTTTGTAGGACCGCTTGCGTTGGGAGCAGCTCCCTGAATAGCTTTAATTCACATTTCCATCATATTCTGTGAGTCATTAGCCGTTTGTTGTGGTTGAGTAAAGGTAATCAAATCTAACATTGCATCTATTGTGTCTATAATGGAAGACTTATACTTGTCTTTACTGCCACTGTTACCAAGTTTTAATTCATCTCTGGCATCAAATAATTTGTGAATAGTATTAGCCAGTTTATTGTAAACTTCTTGTTTAGTCATTTTCACACCCTATCTTATGTTATTTTGTAAATTTGGTATACGTATTAAGACATACATCTTAAAAGGTTGATTATAATCTTCAATTGATTCTCTGTAATGAGTAATTATGTCATAAACATCAATATCGTTAGTATCAAACATCTTTGAACGCTTTATACTGTTAACTACTTCTTGTGATGACTCTATTACTAAAGGCATCATATTCTTTGATATCTTCTTATCGGATTCATAGGATAAGGTTATGCAAATGAAATCTTCTTTGTTAATCGCATTTGATGTCCCCCCTTCAATTTCGATATCATCCCCTATCGCAACATTGGAATCCTCAAGAAATTTAACACCATATTGCGAGAAATACTTGTTATCAAATTCTGTTTGAACGAAGTTTTTTATTTGGCTAATTAGGGATTCAAAATTGTATTGTTTGGCAGCATCAAGATTTTGTTGGACCAGTTCATCATCATCTATTAATTCTGACAGAATTCTTTTTTTACTTTCTTGTAGTTTATTGGATGGTTTATACAAGAATCAATATTCTGCATTGATATTAGAAATACGCGTTCAGTTCTTAAACATTCCCTGTTCAGATAACTTGTCCAAATCTTCTTTAGATTTGTATTTCTTTTTCTCAATATCTCGTATGGTTGTTATTTCCGTATCTTTTTCACCAGAAATGATTTGCTCTAATCTATTACAATTAATCATTAGATTAGAGGTATTGATGTGAAGCTTTAATACATTATCCCCAATATTGAATCCAAAATTGCTTATGATATCCTTGTCTAATAAACTTTTGGTTATCTTATCTACTTCTTCCATGACTTTATTTACATTCTCTCACAAAGGAAGATTCTCAAAATCGCCCATTTCGTAGTTGGCTTTGATTATATCAATATCTTTCATTTATCTATAGTTCCTTAATTTAACGTAATACCACAGGTTTAAGGGTTTCTTGGATTCAGTGATTAAGTTGTTCATTGACTGCTTTATTTCCATTATACCTGGTTAAGAATGCCTTATATGTGCTTGGCTCTGTAACTAAATCTCAAGTTATCACCTCTAAATTCTTTACTCGGTTTGCCCCATTTTCAAAAATTAGGTCACCCAAAGCACGAGATGACGTGCCAATGGTTCCAAATTCATCTATGATTGCTTGTGCTCTAGCGGCAAAATCGTGTTTTTCTCCCAATATTTTAATTAATCCATGCAGTTCACTATTTTCCCACCACAACTTAAGTATCCTGTGGCTAACTCTTTCCCACCTTACAAAGTCATCATCAGTGTGGTCAAGTTCTCCCGCCAGATACCCACCATCGTTAAACATTTCGTTTAAACGTTTGGATTCTCTGAACAGTTCATCATACGGGTATATGCGCTTGTTATGGTTTAGTGCATTGGCTCTCTGCATGGGACCAGAAAGAATGTATTCTCCATTGAATATGGCTTTATTATTTGCAGTTTCTTTTATAATCTTTTTGTGAATACTTTCGTTTAATTGTTCAGGACTTGAATATCTCTGAACAGCTCCGCATCCCCTCTCTACTAATAATATTTTAGCCATCTAATTGATTTCCTTCTGTTATTTCTCCATACAGCCAATAATATTCAAGCACTTTTTCTGTTAGTAATGTTATATTGTGCAAATCTATCTTATTTTTCTTATACTCTTTTTGTATAAGGAATTCTGTTTTTGTTGCATGTTCTAATAACCTGTTATCTTTCATTTTTTTGTATAGTTCAGCATTAATAGCTTTGCAATGAGTTAAAAGGGATAAAAGAAATTCTTTATAGTTTTGACCATCAACTTCCTTATATTCTTTTATTACTTCACTGCAAATGTTGTCAATGTCTAAATTAATCATTTTGAGATATCCTTTCCTTAACAAAATTGTTTATAACTCTAGAAACAGATTTATCATATATAGAATATGTTTCGTTAAATAGTTCTTTTTGTTTTATGGATTTTTTAAGTCATTGTTCACCGCTCATGGTTGGAGCTGTTGATGTTCCTCCCATTGATGGCATTGCAGAATTGTTCATCATAGGAGATGATGGAGCTACGGAATCTGTTCCCAAATCTGCACCTAATCCCATTGATGACATTGCGTCCATATCTCCGCTCAAATCAGGTCCCATTGGTGGCATAATACCACCTGCGCCCATATCACCCGGCATCATTCCCTGACCTGCTAAACTTACTAAAGGCGTTGTTCTTTTCTTTTCTTTACTAATTTCTAATAATTCTTCTACAGTATATATAACACCTTGTGTCTGTGCGATAGTGAGTGCATATTCTGCTAATTTCTGTCTCATTTTATACGCTTCTTCGAGTGCTATTTCATCTTCCGACATATTGTGCAACTCTTTTTGGCAATAGTGTAGAGAATGAGTTCCTGCAGATACTAATGATGTTCCTACAGCTGCCTGAGAATTGAGATTCTGTAGTTTCATTTGAGCAAGCATTTCAGATGGAGCGTTGGGAATTAGTTCAAAGCTATCTATTTCCTCAGCGGTATACCCCTTAACAAACAAATGAATAACTGCTAAATGGGTCATAGCCTCTATCCATGCCTGTTGAATCCTTGAAACCGTCTCTGCGTATCTGACATCTTCTTGTGCTAATGTATTCTTTGCATTAATGTTTTCTTCAAAAGATAAGAATGCTCTGGGGACACCTAACCCGGATAAAAACTTTGTATGAAGATATTTAACGTCCTCTATAGCATCTCACTGTAATCCATCTATAATGCTTATATCATCTGCATCGTCTTTGTTTCGCTTGGGGACAAATAAGTTTTCATCCATTGACAGCAAACTTTTACGATAATCAATATTTCCTTGTTCATCGGTAATAACACTTCTTGTAAGATTAGTTTTGTATTTCTCTATATATGCTGGAATATCTTCTACTGACATATTGCCAACCATAACAGTGTATTTATAACGAGACGGAGCTCTTGTTAATCTATGGATGACCATACTGTCTTCCATAATAATTAACTGTCTCCATATCCTCCTAGCACCCTCTAATAAGGACACTCCGTAAGGCATTGCTTTGCTTTCGCCATCTAATCTACAATGTAAAACTTGGTAATTCTCATATGTATCTTGTGTATTATTATAAAAAGGAGACCCTAAATAATGAGCATAATTGATTGCGTAATTACCTCCGGCAATCATTTTAAAGTTATACGAAAACGGATTATTTGCATCGATTCCCTCTTGTCTTTCTATATCAAACGTTTCAACAGGTATCAAGTTTGTTATTCCACGAGTTTTATCGTAAATAATAAAATTAAAGTGGTCTCCATATTTGGCTAAACCGCGAATCTGATGCCACCCCTTAGAGTTTAACTTTAAAGTTTTGAAAAACAAATCTTCTAAATCTCTTTGCACATCACCGTTACTAGATTTAACAGTAAACACATTACCATCAACACCCTTTTTTGTTGCATCGTTAGCTACAGCATCCAAAGCTCTGGATACCTCAGGGGAATAACTATCCATTTTTGCATATTCGCTATACCTGTATAACCTCGTATCACCATAATTAAGCATTGCATCTTGATATAACTTATTGGTAATTCGTTGAAAATATGGAGAATATACATTAGAATTTTGTTTTAAAGAAACTATAACGTCATCATAGTGCGACAAATCTGCTACAAGATTGGGGGTGGATAAAAGTTTCCCTAATTTTTGAAAAACGCTTCTAGGGGCATATCGAATCTTGTTAAAGGTTGCTCTGGTGCTGACAATTGGAATAGTGTTAGCTTGTGCTGTAGCAATATTTTGTTCCTCAGCTCCCTGCCTTTTGTAAATTACTGGTTCAGGTCTGACAATTGGAGTAGTATTCGCCTTACGCTGATGTGTAACTTGTGAATCATATCTAATTTTATCTGGCATATTTACATTCTCACTTTAGTTATATACTGTGTATTGTAGTGTATGGCTTCTTGCCATCTTTTCTTGATTTTTTTGCTAACGGATTTTCTTTTTCATCCGAACCTGCAATTATTTCCCTATCTTCAGGCTCATAGTAATCCTCAGTGTTAAATATGTAATCTAAAGAAAGAGATGTTTTGTCTTTGGGATAACCGCCATTTTTAGATTTTTTTTGCGGAGCATAATCTCTTCACTCTCCTACTCCCACAGATGCGGTATCGCAGTTTTCTTTAATAGGTTTGTTGATTTGTTTTTGAACAACTTTTCGCTTTTCTTTTTTGTCTAAATCTACTTCATATATAGACATTGTTCCATTGTCATATTCAAATAAAAACGTATCTTTTACCATTACGGTGTTATCCTTTCCATAAGGGATATATCAAAGGTTATCCACGCACAAGCATTACTTTGTCTTGCTCCATCTGTAGTTATGTATAACGACACATTTTCTTCCCCATCTATTTCTAATGAAAGTATATCATTGAATTGGTCATTTGCATTAGTTAGTAATTTTTGAGCGATTATTTCGGGAGGGTTTGTTCCGTTAAACTTTACTATGCCGGAATATTCGACAACATTTAAATCTGCTATATCATCGCATTGGGATACGTGTAACCTTGTTATAATGTAAGCCATGCCCCTAACTCCGTTATTCTTCATATCTTTGAACAAAATGGGGCTTAATTTGGCAAGGTCTCCCGAAATTATGACAGGAAGTAAAAAGACATAACGATATTTTTCAAAAATAGAATCTGTGCTATAATCAGATATCTCTGAATAAACATAATCATCCATAGATACTGCAGATGTGCTTTTGGGAGTTCTTACCGTATGAGATTTTGCTGTAATGCTATTAGATTGTATTTGCGCAGCAGTGATAGATGAAATGCTTGCGAATCCCAATGAGCCACTTAAACTGTTTATTGCATTAGACCAGATTAGCGGAGAGGTTAAGGAATTTCCTATACTTACATTATATACATTAAGTGTGTCTATGATTTCCAAACTGCTTATAGACATTTGTCCCACGTATTCCCCCTGCAAACCTTTGTATAATATCAACAACAAGTTTGCATCAATGGGAGCTTGGGGATATATTAATCCACTTAATGATTGCAGAGTATCGAACATACTTAAACCTTAGATTCCTCTACATCCAATATAGATACGGCTTGGGTAGGTATAAAAAATTGTACCGTAGGATAAGAAATTTTTAGGTCACCTATAGTCATCCACTGTTTCATTAAATTGCCGTATTTGTTATCGTAAGCAATTACGTGTATAAATGATTGTTGACTTAATTTATTTATTTCTCCAGATTTGACATAAACCCATTTATGTTCTACTTCGTTTGATTTATTCATGTATGCTATTTTAACAACACGATATTTTTCCGCATCATTACAAGACACCTCTGCTACCGAACTTTCGTGTAAACCAACATAACTAAATTTCTTATTTTCCCACTCGTTAATCACTTTGGCGCGAACTTTAAGCGTTTGTTCTTTTTCCATTGATGAGTTTTCCTTATTAATTGTTATTACGTAATAATCTGCTATTTTGTTGTCTGAATATTTGGAATGTTTCTTTATTCTGTGAGCAAATGCCCCCCTACTCTCTAACTCCTGTCTTAAAGTTTGGTCAAATGCATCGGATACATCAGAGTTAAGGATTATTTTACCAACTCTTAGTAACTTTTCAATTCTATTGATAGCATATTGCTTATACGAATAATCAGCATCTCACACATCGGGATTCTCTGGGGGATTAGTAACTTTCAGACTGTCTAAATATTGAATTATTTGCTCTTTGGCATTATTCATGTTTATAAATATCCTTACTATTATTTATTATATAGATAGAATTATTGACTTTTAGCATTTTACATTTCCGCTCCACTAGGACCCCCTGTCAGATTGCCAGAATTGTTAATTCCTCCCAACATATTGTTGTCTCCTACGGATGATAACTGATTATCGTTCACATCTATATATTTCTTGCGTTTTAGATGTCTCTTGTCTAATTCTAGTGGCTCTTTTTCGTGTGATTGTATAAAATTCTTGATATACGGCTCCATTCAAATAGCGAATTGTAGAGTAGCGTATACGTGATGACATATCCAAACTCTCTGTAACATCGGGTCATTGATAACTGGCGGTCTATTTTCAGGGTAAATGGCGGCATCATATTGCGTTAGTTGATATGCTCTATAATATTGGAAAGATGGGCATGAGCAGTAAACTTTAATATCGTGGTCCAATAATCTATACTCACCCCAGTTAATTGTCTTATCTTCTTCATTATAGGGATTCTCATATGCTATATTCTTTTCCCCCGCTCTATTTGTTGATTGGAATCACCGCTCATAATCTATTTCATCTGCGCTTTTTACTGCATCTTTTATATTCTTAATGTCTGGAAATTGTATTTGATTGTAGTATCTCCTACGGAATTCGCTGTAACTACGTATTTTAAGCGTTAGTATGTTGTTATTTGAATCTCATTCAAACAGTTTTATACTGGCTTTAACCTTATCTCCTTTGAATACTATTGTAGGGATGTCCATACCATTTAGCTGGACTAAATCGCTAGCAGATAATTCCGTAATAAGTTTTTTACACATATGTTTTATTTCTTAAATAGTTCAGTTAGATTAAATTTGGTTTCTATGCCAATTGCGTTGGGTGAAGCATACACCCCACCATAATATTTATTGTTGTATAACACCCCTCCAGATATTTGGATATCTATTGCGGAGTCATCGTCATTATATCTTTTTCCACCAGCTAACCCAACAAACCACTGAAACCTATCGAATCTTTTTAACATTGATGGGTCAACCAAGACGCTTAAGGAGTCTTGTGTGTAGAACAGGTCATTGGATATATATCACTGCTTAAGAGTTGTGTCTGCATAAATAACAACGTTACTCTCTATAGTGTTTTTACCGAATACCGTAATGAACTTATCATGGAACACATTAACTGTGAGAAATGTTTCCTTTCTGCTGTCAGCTCCAAACGGATACACAAATGTTGTATCATATATAGTTTCAGTCCCGCCACCTGGCAGGGTAACAGTTACAGTTTTTACAATAATTTTAGGGGGGAGAGATTTTAGCGAATCAATGTTTGTCTTTAATTGTCTAATTGAATCCTGAAATGCAAACTGCATAAGACTATCGGCTTGATATATGCCGTTTATTTCAGTTTGATGTTTCTTATTTAAAAGATAATAAGTTATGCCAACAGACAGAACGACAAGTATAATCATAAGCACAAGCAAAAAATAAGTTTTTGTCATTTTTTTTCTCCATAGTAAAAAATATTGCTTTTTTTTGACAATATATACCTATATAGTGTAAATGACACAAAATTGTTTTCATCTTTTACAAAAATGGAGTTATTCTATAAGTTAGAAGTTGAATACAAAATATTAAATGTAGGAAAGGTGAAATGTCTGAGAAAATGTTCGTATTATTCCTTAACCGTCAAAACTCCTCAAAAGAGAGTGTTGACAAAACCGTTGAACAACTAAAAGATATTTTTGGCGAATCTATTGGAAAATTTGGGTTATGAAAGAACATAAGCACTAAAAAGTTCTTTTTAATCTTTAATGTAGATTCTGGTAATGTGGATGTAGATTATTTTCAAAAGAAATTGCAAGACTTAGAATTAGGTCGTGCTTTAGTTATGCACAAAAAGAACAATTGTATATTTTCCATTAATGCTCTAAAACGTCTTTTATTGGCAGAATATGGAGAGTGTGTTTTTGATGTTTCCAAACAAAAAGAAATGACATTATCTTGGCAAAATTACCACAACAAGATAGCTTTATTGAACAAAAGCGAATCGTTGGTACTTGACCCTATTCGTTTTATAAGGAACGTGGAGATTTAATGGATACCCCAAAAGAAAAACTTAATGATTCCCCACAAACTATTGATGAGAAGAAATTAGAAGAGTTCATTAGCAATTCAAAAGACGGTGGATTTTATATACATCCAGAATTATTTGTGGTGATATTTCCGATGGACAGGTCTTTGGGAGAGTTTACTGTTGAAAAACAAGTTTTATTCGAATCAATTGTGGATAATATACTCCAACAAAAAACTCTTGATAAGTTTGCTATAACAGTAGTATTCGCTTATCCAAAATCTATTGACGATAAGTGGAAAGAGTATATAAATTTGTTAACAAGCTCTCTAAACGAAAGAATATCTAAAAACGATGAGTTTAAGGAAATATTTAACTTTGTTTGCAGAGAATCTGACAAAGAAGATTTTGATTATGTTTTGGACTTTGTTAAGGACAATACTTGCCAACAGGGAAAATATGTAACATTTAGAACTATGTCTCCTGTAAGCTGGTATCCTAGACACTTATATTTGCATTTTTCAAAATTTGAAAATAAGAAATCCCAATACGCTTGGTCAATTTCTAAAGTTCATATTTGTAACAGAAATGAAGTAGGAAACTTAAAGTCCGAAACACTGTCATTTAGAACAACTTTCCCCAAGAACAAAGATGAGATTTTATTAGACGAAATGTGTTTTGTGTTTCCGTATATAATGGCTCAAAACTTTAACAACATTATAGAAGTAAAAGATGGAGCTAGTCTTTTACATCCATATCTATTATTGAGTGATGCTCACAGATACAAGATGAGCGGTTTTATTCCAGAAGAAATAAGTGTAAAAGCATACGTTAATTATAGGCACAACAAAATTAGCGTTAACAAAGAAAAGAACTCCCTTAAATTTGAGTAATGAGGTAAGAATGTTTAACAAAGAAAAGAATACCATTTTTGTGTATTGCCCGGATATCAACGTTTACAATAGTACGGTTGACCTAATGTATGATTATGCAAATATAATCAAAGAACAACTTAAATATAATGTTGTTATTCTACACTCCAAAGATACCTTTGGACACATTAATTGGAAAAACAAGCCAGAGTGCGAGATTAGATATCTAACTTCTGATATCCGTTTCGATGAACAGGATATATTGCTATTCCCTGCAGACAACGTTGCACTATTGTTTACAATTAAGGACCTAAAGGTTAGAAAAATTCCTGTAGTTGTTGAAGCTTACAACTTTATAGCAGCTTCATTATTTACAACAAAGCATTCTGCGGCACTGCACATCAAAGATTTGGGTGTTGAAAAAGTGTTAGTATTAGATAATGACTCTGTGTTGGGAAAAGATAACATTGACACACTACTAAAGGGATTTTTTAAAGTAAGTGACGAAGATATCATTCACCAGCCGTTTCAATACATTAACACAGACCTTTATAATGATGTTATGGAAACTACCACTGAACCTACCGTCAAACCATTAGAGGATGGAACGTTTACTGTTGAGGATGTTGTAGAAACAAAGAAAAAAGATATTGATGTTCTGATTAAAGTCGGTCACGCGGTAACCAATTCTTTAGTTGGATATTTGGTCAACAACAATACTCACGGATGGACAATAGATTTTGTGGACTATACTATGTCAGAAAGCGTTAGAGCCAATAAAATGAAAAGCTCCAAAGTTTACATAGATGTGGACCATCATTCTATAGAAACCGCTAGAGCTCGGCATTGTAAAAATTATGTGATGGGTCACGTAATCGATACAATTAACGAGGTAGGTGTTGAGTGTTTTATCGATATGATAAAAAAATTAATCGAAAGTGGTGAAGATAAACATTTTAAAAATCTTAACAAGAACGCCAAAAAAGTAAATTTATCCCAAACAAAGGAAATGATTAAATATGATGCATGTAAACAAGAAAAAGCCGAGTAAGATAACTGGCACTCGTTCAGATAGGAATGTGAAAGCAGATGAATCTTATATTCCTACACCCGTAGCAGAAAAACAAACAAAAAAATTAGAACATGCATCTCCCGTCACAGAGATGGTGACAGAGATGACTACAGAAGAAGAATCTACCCCTAAAGGTACAAGAAAAAAGAAAGAAAGTAACCCCGAATAACCCTGAGTTATTAAGTTATGTAAAGAAAGTTTTATATAGTAGGTTATTTGTGATATTGATTAAGAGTGGCAAACCTAAATTATATAGGCTCGTCACTCTTTTTCTTTTATGGAGTTATTTATATGTATAAGCAAAAACCCAAAGGAGAAAAACATGGGAAAATTACGTTACAAGTTAAGTGAACAAGCGGTTGAACAGAACAAACAGGAGCTTACTAATTTGCAAGGGGAAACACCATTTCTTAAAGCTGAGGAATCTATTCATTTTAGAATTCTTCCCAATTTGAGTGTTGGTGATGGCGAATCGTGGTTTAAATACCTAAAAATTCATTCCAATTTAACGCACAATGGAAAATTTGTATTTGTCAAGTGTGCTAAAAGTGATGATGATAGTGTAGTATGCCCTATTTGCAAATATGTGGCTAAACTTTATGATAATGCTCAGAACGATGCAGAGAAGAAAGTTGCCGCCAATATTCAGAGAAAGAACAACTGGTTTGTGCCTGTTTACGTTAGAGAGGGGTCTTGTGCTGGTCAGGTCAGATGGTGGAAAATGACACAAGACAACATTAAAAAGGTTAATGATTTCCTTGCGGGGAAACATACAAAAGACAACATTAAAAAGGTTAATGATTTCCTTGCGGAGAAACGTACAAAAGATTGTTGTGATATTTATGACGGAACCGATTTCATTCTTACTCCAGTTACTAAAAGTATCAAAAAGGATGCTAAACCCTTTAAGATGATTGATTTCAAACTTGAAGATGATGATATCCCTTTGGCGAATAGTGATGAAGAGATGGAAAAAATTATTAATGCTCAAGAGCCATTGGAAAACATTATTAAGACTTTTTCTGATTCGGAGCTTAAGGTTATGTTAGAAAATTATATAGCACATGTTCCCGGAGAGAGCGATGTATTAGAATCCCCTGCAGAAGCAGAAGAATCTGCTAATAAGCAGGACGAAAAATTAGACACATTGTTAGAAAGCGTATAATAGGCGGAAAATAATGGCTATCAAGAAAAAAGAAGTTGACAAATCTAAAGATTTAAACGAATCTGCAGAAAATGATTTACTTAACGAGTTCGTAAAAGAAACCAATGCAAAGGGACAGGTAGCCTATAATCCAGAACAAGATAGGGAATACTTTGAGGTAAAACGTTGGGTATCTACTGGCTCTGTGGCTTTGGACTATAAAATGTCTGGTCGTAGAGAGGGTGGTGTCCCCTATGGTTTTATTACAGAGTTTGCCGGAGAACCGGCATCTGGAAAATCTTTGTTGGCATGGCACATTGTAAAAAACGCTCAAATTCAAGACAATGCTATTTGCGTGTATTACGATGTAGAAAGCAGAGTCAACAATTCATTTATGGACCTTATAGGTATTAACAGGCAGAAAACTACTGTTATAGAGGGACTGAAAAGTGCTGAGGACATATTTAATAACATAATGTTGTTCTTAAAGAAATTGTCTCTTAGTAAAAATCCCGACCGCTATGCAGTAATTATTATTGACTCTATTGCTCAAATGACATCTATTGAGGAATTAGATAAGGATTTCGGTGAGAAAACTATGGGTTCGCGTTCAAGACTATTGCACGAACTTTATCGTAAAGTAAATGCTAGTTTGAGAAATTATAACGTGGCGTTGGTGGCTTTAAACCAAATTAGACAAAACATGAACAAGAAAAATAAGTATGATGATGACCATTATATCCCTAGTGGAACAGCCACAGAGCATAATGCATCATTAAGAGTCCGTTTATATTGTTCATCTATGTTTAAAAATTCTGATGGTGAAGTTATTGGCAACCGTATCAGAGCTAAAATCACTAAGAACAGCTTTGTTCCTGCCAATAGAGTAGCATCGTTCCCATTATATTATGCCGACGGCATAGCTAATGAGGAATCTGTTGAGGAATTATTGGTTGATGGTGGAATCATCAAAGGAACTACGTGGAAATCGTTAACTATTGCATCAGGTAAAGAATATAAGTGGCAGGGAGCTGCTAAATTCAGGTTATTGTATTTGTCGGATGATGAATTCAGAAATTACTGTTTAGATGAGTTGGAAAATCTTCTCAAGTATGTTCCTGAAAATTGGTATAATGTCCAAAAATTTGAAGAAAAGATAGCAATCAAAGAATCTGAAAGGGAAAAAGAAGAGACAGTATTTGACAAGTTGATAGATGAATAATGATTGTTAACAGAAAACCCCCTGTAGAAATAAAAGCGCCATCGGTAGTTATTATTGATGGCGCTAATCTTAATATGATAGTTAATAGTAAATCGATTAATGTTGCGAATATTATCAATTACATCATATTTCTGTATAAAAAGTATAGACCTCAAAAGATGGTAATTGTCTTTGAGGGGAACAATTCTCTCAAAAGACGTAGAAAGGTGTATTCGGAATACAAAAAAAACACCGGCAACATGTATAATGTTAAAAAGTTAGACATACTCCGCAATCTACCGATACACTTTCTCAATTTTGCTAATTTGGAATCAGATGATGTAATCTCTATTTTAGTTGGAAATCATTTTGAAGAATACAAGAAAATTATCGTATCAAGCGATAAAGATTATTACCAATTATTAGAAGATGATATTCTTATCTATGACCCAATACAAAAACAAGAATTTAACCAAACGTGGTTTAAAGATACGTACGGATTCAATCCCCCCAATTTTCTTTACTACAAAGCGTTAATTGGGGATAAATCTGATAATATTAGTGGAGTATATGGGTTTGGTAAGGAAAAGTTCAATAAGCATTTTAGCAAGTATTTTGATGAAGATTGGGATGATGAATTTGTATATGAAAAGATAAAGGACTACATAGACAGTTCAAAATTTCAGGAGTTATTATATGTTATAAAGCAACCGAATGTTTCCCTATACAGTTTAAACGAATTAAACGGTATTGATGGAGAACTCAAAAGAGAATTGGGTTTTGACTATATGCAGATTATTAAAGAGTGTGGTATCAGTATAAAACGAGAAGAACTATTGAAATTGATTAGTCTAGGAAAATAAGAATGCAGAATGACAACGAAAGGGATATATCTCAAGAAAGATTAGATGATTATGGATATAATTTTATAGTCAAGTTGTTGAGAGTTCTAATTAACGATTTTGACCTATATTATCGTATTCACCAAATATTGGAACCAGAATATTTTACAAATTTCGCAGCGAAAAATGTATATGTGAAGATATCTAATTATTTTTCTGAATACGGAGCGCTTCCCAATATGGATAATTTGCAAGCATCTATTGCGGCGGAAACTGATGACTCTCGTAGAGAACAAATGATAGATTTTTTTACCGATATGCAAGAAATTACGTTAGATTTCAATGAAGATAAATCTGTTTACGATGCAGCTCGCGGTTTTTGTGAAAGACAGAGTATGCACTCAGCATTATTAAAATCTGTAGAAATACACTTTCACAACAGAAATTATGGAGCTATACTGGAAGAAATAGAGCAAGCTATTATCCGCAACAATGCCACAGATTTTGGTATTGTGGGATTTAAAGATGTAAAAGCCATGTTAAAAAATATTAGAAATAACATTGTTCCGACAGGGTTTAAAGAGTTGGACAAGGTGTTAAATGGTGGAGTTGGCGGTCACGAATTAGCAATTCTTTTTGGTCCTTATGGTAGTGGTAAGAGTCACTGGTTAGTTGCTCTGGCTTGTAATGCAATAAGAATGGGATACGATGTCACATTTTATACATTAGAAAATAGCGACAAGGTTACAAACGCAAGATTTCTATCCAATCTGACACAAATTGATATGGATACAATTTTGAACGAACCATCCCAACATGACAGGATAGAGCAAATAGTCACCCAAATGAAAAAAGAAGAGGGGTGGGGTGATTACATTATTCAGGAATTTCCATCATCTGGCACAACGGTCAATGACCTAAAAATGCACAGAAAAAAACTTAAGTATATGAAATTTGAACCTCGTATTATCTTTATAGATTACTTGGATTTACTAACACCTATTAAAGAGCGTGGACAAACCTATACAGACCAGGGAAAGGTAACTGTTGAAATAAGAGCTTGGACACAAGAGGAAGATATACCAATATGGAGTGTAACCCAATCTAATAAAGACAGTCTTGATGCATGTATGGTAACTGGGGGTATGGTAGCTGATTCAATGGGTAAGAATCGTGGTGTTGACTTATTGATGACACTATCTAATAGAAACTTATTGTTTATTGACAAAAGTAGGATTGGAGAATCTAAACTAGCATTTGAGATAACAAAAGATACTTCCACCAGTACATTTGAAGTTGGAGCTCCCAATAAAGAACAAGCAGAACAAATTCTTAGCGGAGAAGTTCCAAACAAATTTACCAAACAAACGGTCAATAAATCAAAAATGCAAGACCTACTTGGAGAAATTTAATTATGGACAAATATGAGAAAAATATAATAAACTCTATTTGGTTTTTAAGCAAGTGCAGTAATATTGATGATTATCTTGAATCTAAAAAGAATCTTGCATATAATTTCACCGCATTATGCCAAATTATTAAAGAAATGAGTGAAAATCAAGATAGTCCGGATGATATAGAATCACAGACAAAGAGTATTAGATTTATGTATACTTTATACGGAACAGAGATACTCAAAAACATATCTGTATGCATTCGGGTAATATGGGAAAACGATAGAGCTAAATTTAATAATTACTTGTCAAGCATTGGTTATTTTTCTAATAACGTTTATAGAACAAAGAAAGAAAGTCCTGTTGGATTACATTTAGAACATTTGACTACTTGTAAAAAATGGGTAGACAATATGGATTGTGCGTTTCCTAGAGAATTTATGGCACAGTTCCACACTGACCTACCCGAAATAGTAGACAATTTGTCTTATAGTAAAGTTAATGTATGTGCAGTATTGAAAATATTCTTATTCTGCCTGTTTATCGGAGATTTCAAGTAGTTTAGCATCAATTAATTTATTGATATCATTTTGAAGCGTTATTTTCCAATTATCTTCATTTTCAAATAGCGCTTCAATTTTTTTTGTACTCAATACAGAATATTTTGGGCGAAGCGGGAATTGTTGATAATCAGAATACGTTGTTGGCTCTATTATACATGGAGTAGCCGATAACCTCTTTATTTCACTTACGTAGTCAAATGCACTAGCGGGATTATTGCTTACCACATTATAAAGGCTATTACCATCAATTTCAATGAATCTCTCAATAGCTTTGGCAAGTGTAGATGACGAGGTGGGGACACTTATCATGTCAACAGGAGATACAATTTTATCTTTGGTCGATAAAAGGTTAATCATATTGGTCAAGAAATTTTCTTTTTGATATCCAAACAGTCACGATGTGCGTAGAATAAGATAATTCCTTAGCATAGACATGATAACTTGCTCTCCCATCACTTTAGATAGTCCATAGTGATTGATAGGAGCGCAAATGTCATATTCTGTGTATGGAGAGCTTTTGTCTCCCCAGAATACGAAATTGGTTGATATATGGATAAGTTTAATGTGGTCATTATCCGATATTGCGGAGCAAATGTTTTTAACTCCCCAATGGTTAATGTTTGAACATTCTTTTTTCTCGGTTTGTGCTTTGGTTACATCGGTATATGCGGCACAATTGATAATTATGTTGGGTGAATATTCGCCAACACAAGATTTAATTTGCTGATAATTAGTAATATCGCATTGTGACTTGTCTAAAAATACTCAATCATTCTTGAAAAACTCCCGTTCTTGTAGGGTTTTTCCTAATAATCCATTACTTCCTAATACTATGTTCATTTTTACCGCCTATTACTTTATATAATAACTCAGATTTTATTTAGCATAACTATATAGTTAAAAGGTATATAAAAATGATTAAGAACTTAGAAATTAAAATTCCGCTAACTATTAAAAAAATAAATTTTGGTTCTCAAGGCAATACATATCTTTTCAGATTCTTTGACACGTTTCCTTTCAGACAGATTAATTTAGTGGAAGAGGGATTTGATAATGTTATTTTCACAGCGGTAAATTCAGACGATGAAAGCCAACTACTATTTAAATCAACCGTAGAGTTAAGTGGCTCTTTGTCATCAAGTATGACGGCAGACATACCATTGGTCCTAGAGAGGGAACACTTAAAGCGTGGAACTGCCGACCTTTCTATAGAAATTAATTCTTTGTCAGGTTCTTCCATTACATGTAAATACAAGCAATATTTCCCAAGACTTATCAATATAGTATAAATTTTTCATAAAGGGTTCACAATGTTTAGTAAAAACTTTTTAAAAGAAGATTGACTTACAGACAAGCATAAAAGAGAATATTTAATCGGAGTTAGTTCCGAAATTATCAAGATGGTTAACAAAAAACAATCATATGGTGAGATAATTGAATGACCGTGGGCGAATAAACAGAAATACCCTGCTATACTTTATACCCCAGACCCCCTAACAAAACACAGCACATACCTTTTAATATTAATTGTTCCTAAAAGCGCCAGTATAGATTCTGCAGGTGGATTTAGCGTAAAGGGAAATTACATTATTGTATATTTGTATGTTGACGATATAATTTACAATAATTTCAAAAAAAATAACAAAGGTGTTAGTTCAGACGGATGGAGCAATTTAATAAGTCGCTCTATAAAAGATGACAACAAAGAGTATTTCGACAGTGCATTATACCATGAATTAGAACATTGGTATGATTATCATATAAATAAGTTTAATTTTAATGCATATAAATACGGCATGATTGATGATAAGGTTACTCCCCAACAATTAAGTGCTTATCACATACAGCCATTAGAATATAATGCCTATTACGGCAACTTTATTCGAGATTTAGAATCGCTAATTAGAGAACTTAAAGAAGAAAGTGGAAGGGAAAGTGAGTTTGTAAAAAAGATGGATTCAACGCCATTTAACGATTTTGTAAATATTGTCGATGCTATGACAAAGGGTGACAACGCTCCCCTATTTTATCATTCAGAATTCTGGAATACCATTTTACACAACGCATATTGAAAAAAGAAAACCCTTAAACGATTATATGGGTGGTATAAAAACGTTTTCCCACAGATTATAGCAGAGAGACGAAACATTACTTACACTCCATACGAAATAAAAACACAAGTTCATTATTATATGTCAATAAAAAAACAAAGTTATAAAAGTGATGCAACCAAATACGGATATCCTGATAAATTTTTACTTGCTATCGATAAAGATTTTAATGATTTTGACGAGAATAGAAAGAATTTTATCATCAACAATAAATTGGCAGAATTAGTTCCTAATAAAAATTATGACCCAAATGGGGAGAATTTTGATGAGTGGTGGAACGTTAACTATAAGAATGTATGGCTCTATACTAAAAAGGGTGAAGAATTTGCCGATATGGATGAGGAGATATTGCCTAGTTATGCGTTGTTATCAGAATCTCCCATACCATCTTATCACGGAGGACCAAATGCTTTTGACAAATTTGATGCGTATTATATTAATACTGGTGAACAGGCTCAAGCGTTTGGATGAGGGTTATATTTTACCAGTAATCCTAAAATAGCGGAAGATTATGCTATTAAACTTGGTAGTTTTAGAAAATTTAAGATGACCCTTAATGGAGTAGATATATTAGACAACCCCAATTGAGTTAATACTATAAGTAATTATTACATATCTCATTATGGTCAACCAGATTTAGATGAACAAGATATATACGCTGCAACACATGTTTATATGAATTACTTTATAGAGTTTATTTATCGGGCATCTACTAAAACTGTTAACCAGGCTTTAAAGGACACGGATGACATAATTAGTAATAGTTTTGAGCTTGCTGAATCCATTGAGGGAGATTACCATTCTGCTCGCGAATATGTTAGAGGTCTAGAAAACATTATTCGTAATAAAGAAATTAAAATTTTTAGACAGAAACCAAACATCAGAAATGTTTATCACGTAACTCTATGACCAGATAAAGAGCCTAATTTGTTATCTTGGACAGAAAAACCTACTGAACAACAATTTGTTACTATTTTTAACGAGTGGAAAAAAAGTGGGTTACAGTATCCGCTTAAAACGGTAGAAGAGTGAGAAAAGGATGGAGTGCCGTTAAAAGACTATAACGATGGAATGAATGATAATGATTGGGTAATAAATATTCCACACGGATATAATAGTATGCAACCCTCTCTGCCATCTGGCTTATTGGTGTTTAATAATGGAGAGAATCTTTATAAAATAATAGAATCAGCCCTTAATTCGCCAATGGAAGCGAGTCATTTGTTATTAAGAGCTGGAATAGATGGAATAGTATATCCATCGGGTATAGTAAGTGGTTATCGGGGAGAAATGGGTCAAAATTTTGTAGTATTTGACGACAATCAAATAAGAATAGAGCGAAACAAACAATTCTAATAACATAAATTGATATGGAGTTATTTTATATAAAAAGAATAAGCATAGCGAGGTTTAAATGCAAGAAACACTACTAATTACTGGGGGAGCTGGGTTCATAGGACATCATTTCGTAGAACACTGGCTAAGGAATACTGATTGAAATATTGTTGTATTTGATAAACTGTCTTATGCATCAATGGGATTAAGCAGGTTAAGAGATATCAACGCAATTAATAATCCGAGAGTGAAAATTTTTACTAACGATATCAGAATGGATATTTCTGATGGGATTGTTAAAGAAATTGCCAACGAAATAACTTATATCGCACATCTAGCAGCTGAAACACACGTGGATAAAAGCATACTGGACCCTAAATTGTTTGTTGAAACTAATGTATTGGGAACGTTTAACGTTTTAGAATTTGCTAAAAAATGTCCAAACCTTAAAGCATTTAATTATTTCAGCACAGATGAAGTGTATGGTCCTGCCCCAGACGGAATACTTTTCAAAGAATCTGATGGATTAAATTGCACAAACCCTTATTCCGCTAGCAAGGCGGGAGGGCAGGAATTAGCCAGCTCTTTTGCCAATACCTACAATATGCCTTTGTTTATCAGCAACTGTCATTCTGAAGATACGCTCTGTTGGTCAAAAAATGGATTTGTGTCTGTAGATAATTTAAAAGTTGGAGATGAGGTATACACCCTTAATGACAAACAAGAGATAGAGTTAAATAAAATTGATAATATTATTCAATATGATTATATTGGAGATATGATAAACCTTGAGGGAAATTCATATTCTCAATTAGTGACTCCGGAGCATAGAGTGTTGACAAAAAAAAGATATGGGGAAAAACAATATACAGCTAAATACGCCATAGACTTGTTAAATATTGGGAGAGCAGAACGGCATTATGTTCCTACAAGCGGGAAATGGTCGCGTGGCAAGAGGGATAGTGTAAATATAAAAAAGAGTATTCGTTTTTGTAAATTTCACTACAACTCTAAAGATATACCAGACACACTAAACACTTATGATTTATTTGAATTTTTGGGATGGTTTATATCGGAAGGCGGGTCAAATGACCGTGGAGGATTTAAAATTTCGCAAAGAAATGCTAGAAATAAAAAGAATATAATAAAGTGTATTGAAAGATTAGGATTTTCTTATGGATTAAATTCTGATGACATTCAGATGAATTCGGTTAAGTTTTGTAAATTTTTAAAACAATTCGGCAGGAATTCTAGCGAAAAACAAATACCAAGATGGGTATTAGAATACGATGTTAGATATTTGGAAAGGTTGTTTCATTCGTTGATGCTTGGAGATGGAACTCGCGTTAGAAGAGGTTGGAGGTATTACTCTAAATCTAAAGAATTGTGTAACCAGGTTGCAGAATTGTCAATTAAATTGGGGTATTCTGCAAATGTCAAATCGAGAAAATGTTTAAATCCGTCAAAGACGTGTGAGAGTATTCAATATTATACTAATATTTGCAAATCTAAGAGTAGTTTGGAAAAAAGTAATATATCGATTCAAAAGTATAGAGGTAAAGTATGGTGTCTGAAAGTTAAAAATGGTAATTTTTTCGTACAACGTAATGGAAAAATATGTTGCTCCGGGAACTGCATGAATGTTTTCGGAGAAAGACAACATCCCGAAAAATTTGTTATAAAGTGTATAGCGAAAATTCTGCGTGGTGAAACAATTTATATACACGCTAATAATGATTATCAGATAGGAACTCGCAATTATATACACGCAAGAAACGTAGCGAAAGCCATAGAGTTTTTGTTTACAAATTTTAACGTTAACGAAAGGTATAACATTAATGGAGAAAAGGAAGTTAACAATTTAGATATGCTTAAGTTTATTGCTGGCATTATTGGTAAAGAACCAAAATATGAAATAGTAAATTTTGTAGAAGAAAGACCTGGACACGATTTCAGGTATGCATTGGATGGCAGTAAAATGGAAAATATGGGGTGGTCCATTCCGATGCAATTTGAACAATCACTAATGAAAACTGTGCAGTGGACACTAGCGCACCAAGAATGACTACAGGAGTAGTGTTATGATACTATATCGTACAAAAGAAAGACAGCAAACGCACAAAATTATTGAAAAGATATTAAAGAATCCTAAATGTGATTATTATTTGTTTCCTAGACAATATGGAATAACCACAGCCATGATTAATTTAGTTAATCAGGGTAACGGTAAGTATGGATATTTAGGAAGACAGGTAAATTGTAATGGACTAAACCACAAGTTATTTTATTCAAGTTTCCAACCCTTAATTAGGGACCACATGGTGGGCGGAGAATCTTTTGATATATTGTTTATCGACAATCGTTATTGGATTTGGGACAAACCTTTAACAGATTTTGAGATTCAAAAATTGAGTATAGTGGCAAAAAAAATAGTGTTTGTAGCTACTATAGAATTCGATGGAATTAGCAATATAAATATTCCAAAAAACAAGTCTTTACAAATAATTCAATTCTCTGCAGACGATGATAATGACTATATGGAGTTATTATCTGAGTGGGAAAAACAACAAGGAGAACAAGATTAATGAAATTCTCAACCGATTTTTGGCAGGAAGTCCTATATTACAAGGATAAATGTTTAACAAACAACATCCCTATTACCGTTGATGGTATTATGGATGAGTTTGAGTTATCTAACCGAATAGCATCCGGTGTATATCAAATGATTGATAATGTAGAATTTATTCGCGAAGCACTTGTCGGTCCAGAGCCACAAAGTTACAGAAGTATGGATTCAGATACATTTGACTTTGATGATGGGGATTCTTTATTGGATGAGTCGTCTGATGAAGAACTAATTGCCGCTAACGTAAAGTATAAAAAGCAAACTCAAAGATTTGCAGATGTAAACCGTATTGAAAGAAAGTCATTCCGGGAATACGCAAGGGTAGAGAACGCATTAGTAGAATTAGATAGAGAATTATTGGAAGTTTTATCTAAGCGTCAAGTATTTCCCGATTTCCAAATTGTCTCTCATCCACACAATGATAAAATGGGGGCTGTTGGAATTGTTCACTTGACTGACTTACATTTCAATGAGTTAGTAGATATAGCAGTTAACAAATATGATTTTAAAGTGGCATCTAAAAGATTGCGCAAATTCATTGGAGCATCCATTAAATATTTCCAAACAGAAAATATTGAAAATGTATTTGTAGCAATGACGGGTGACTTACTGAACAATGACAATCTTCTGGACAAAATCCTTAATCAGGCATCCAATAGGGCAAAAGCCATTTTCCTGGCTCATAAATTGTTATCTCAAGCGTTTGTTGATTTAATGCAACACTTTCATCTGACCGTTGCAGGGGTAACAGGTAACGAAACAAGAATTAAGGGTGATGTTACGTTTGATACTAATATCTCATCCGATAACTTTGATTTTATGCTTTACAATATGTTGTATGCTACATTCAGTAATTGTGAACGAATCTCGTTTGTGGGCGGACACGATACCGAAATGGTTGTAGAAGTGGCAGGTCAAAACGTTCTACTCATACATGGTCATCAAAGAAAGATTATGTCTAGTGTGACATCGGGAGTTCAGCAAATTATAGGCAAATATGCGCAGCGTGGAATTATAATTCATTTCGTTATATTCGGTCACTTGCACGAAGCTTATATTGCTGATATATTTGCCAGAAGTTCATCTATGGTAGGAGCAAATGCATATAGCGAAGACGGTTTGCAGTTGGCAAGTAGAGCTAGCCAAAATCTTCACATATTCTACAAAGATGGTAGCAGAAATACTATTAGGGTGGATTTGCAGAACGTAAATGGCATAGATGGATATGAAATCGATGAAGATTTAGAATCATATAACGCTAAATCAATTGACAAGTTACACGAAAACACAGTAATATTCCAAGTTATAATATAAATATAATTCTTGCTTTTTAAGATTTGTTGATTATATTAAGAGTATATTGAAAAAGGAATAGAGGATGTTTATGACTAGAGCAGAAAATCTTAATGAATTAATAAGGCAGTATAAGAAAAACCCTAGCGACAAAAACTTTGAAACAATTTATAAAGCAATGTTGCCGGCTATTCAAGATGTATTGTGGAAAAAATTGGGACTAACTAAAAAACAATATGTTAGGTATCGAGATGATATCCACCAACAGGCAGTTGTGGCTCTCCATAAAGCACTGAAAAAGGTAGAGCCCGGTCCTGGGTCAACTACTTTTGTATATTTGCGTGAATATATTAGGGGAACGGTCCACAATTTTATGCCGAGACTTACGGATTCAACTCCACCGAATCGCGATATGCTGTCTCATAAAACGAATAGTTCGTATTATTCTCACCATTTTGGTGTAGATAAGCCAGTTAATTTAGACAATGACATGGATACATCTAATACAAGGGATGTTTGCACTAACAGTCCTAACCACACCGTACAGTGGTTTGATACGTATATGCAAAAGAACCTGTCATCAAAACATTATAAGATATTCAGAAACTATTATGTGGACAGAATGAGTATGCAGGAAATAGCGAATAAGCATGGTGTAACGAGACAGGCAATATCCCTTTGTATGAAACATCACATAGAGCCAACCATTAACAATGCTAAACAACTAACTCATATTTGGAGTATGTAATGCTAGAAAAAGATAAATATAGTTTAAGTAAACTTAACCATGATATCACATTAATCGGTTTTTCAGGTAAAAACGGTAGTGGAAAAACTACAGTGGCAACAGAATTATCTAAAATATTTACTGAGAATATGAGGATAATGTCCGAAAAAATTTCATTTGCAAGTGCTGTAAAGGACTGTGCTAGGCGGTTTTTCTTTTGGAACGGAGAGAAAGACATTGAGGGGAGACATTTGTTGCAGTGGCTCGGAACTGATGTAGGTAGAGTGTATGATGAAAATATATGGGTAAAACATCTCGTGTTAACAATTGAAAAAATATCCTTATATTACTATGATGTCTCTAAATTAATAATTATTGTTGATGATGTTAGGTTCGATAACGAAGCGAAATGGATAAGAAATTGTGGAGGACACGTATTCCAGATTAAGCGCCATTGTGAGACACAATTAGAAAACCATGCATCTGAACAGGGAATAAGTCCTACACTTATTACTGAGATTCTAGATATGGATAATATATTCAGCGTTCCCTTTGATGCTGCCCACTACATAATAACTGCATATTTTAAAGAATTATACGATAAATAATAAAAGTAAGGATTACAAATGATTAATAAGTACGAGACAAAGCATGAACAACGCATACTACATTTAGTTGACAACTATGCCAACGAATCTGAACGCATAGAACTAAAATCTTTTTTTTCTAATATGATAGATAATATCGATTTGTCAGAAGAAGATAGACCTATAATCGCATTTTCTGTTCCGGCTGAAACAGGAACATCTCATTGGAGATTACTTGAACCACTTTTTTCCCTATGGAAAGAATACAGGGAACAATTCTTGTTTCTTTATTTTGAGGGAGAATCAATGAACTATAACTTGTTCAATTATGTAGATATTTGGGTACAGCACAGAGCAGGAGCATGGCACGCCAATGCTGTAGAATATAGAAATCAATATCCCAAATCTGAAAGTGTGCCTGTAATAATACACGATGTTGATGATAATGAATTCGACATTCCTCCCGAACACCCTCTACACAAAATTTGGATTGAACACAAGAAAGACCAAATGAGCAAAACACAGATAACTAATAGTGATTATGTTACTACAACTACAAAGGCTTTAAAGAGAGCATTTGATAAATTCAACCTAAATCAAAAAATTAAAATCATTCCTAACGCTATTAACTTTGATATGAAAAATTGGAATTTAGAATACACTAGACCTGAAAAATACAAAGATAAAACTGTATTAGGATGGAGCGGATTGTCCCACCCGGAAGATTTGGTATATTTGTCAAAAATATTCAAAGAAATCAACAAGAAATACGATGAAAAAGTATACTTTGTTGTAGCGGGTGTGAACAAATGGAAAGAATCGGACAAAATAAAGTTCGAGGAATCATATGAGGGTTTAATACATACAAGTTTCAAACCTCTAATTGATGCAGGTGTTATAGACATATTAGAGCCAAAACCTTTAGCAGAATATATGAAGTATTATCAGTTATTTGATTTGAATACAGCATACGTAGTTAATCGTAAGTGGAACACGTATAAAAGCAACATTAAAGCGATGGAATCGGGAGCTTTGGGTAAAGTTACAGTTATGAGTAACGTTGGACCATATAACGATTTTTCTAACGAGTTACCCATTTCAATAGCCGACAAAGTTAATTTGATTTGTTCAAAAAATATAATGTCAGAGTGGATAAAGAATCTTTCGTACTGGATTGATAATCCTGACCGCAGAGAGATAGTAGGCAATCAGATTAGGGATTATGTTAGAGAAAAATACCACATTAAAAACGCAAACGAATTAACACATTAAAAACGCAAACGAATTAAGATATAATTTATACAGAGAAATCCTTACTAAATAATCTATATAGTTGCAAGATTTTCAATATGGAGAAAAAATGACAATATTAAGTAAGGGTGAGCAAGAGAGCTTCTCTACACTACTAAACAGATTTAAGAAGAAAATGCGGAAAAGCGGTATACTCAGAGATTATTCAGAATCTCTTGAATACGAAAAACCATCTGTGCAAAAGAAAAAGCGATATAAAAGATGAAGAAATAAAATGAAATACGAAAACGCAAAGGACTAACATCCATGCCGCAAAAGATTATGAAAGAGATAGTAAAACGTGCTTTTCTATTAGAGCAGGAAATAAACAACAACAGAGATAAATACACATTATCTTATGATTCCGATTATGATGAAGACCAATTCGACTTATTTTTGGATGAATGGAGCAATTTGTGTAATTCTGTATTAGGACAACCTCCTTTTGAAGTATATGCGATGGGATTTAACCTTGATTGGAAAAAATCCTCTGGTGACTTGAGACAAACTTATCCAGATGCCACAGCACTCTTAAAAGGGTTGATTGGCTCGTATAAAGCAGATTTTGTGGGAATAAATACCAGTGTGAACGCAAAGGGAATTAAGTTTATAGAGGTGTCCGCTTATCATCACGATTCAGCGTATACTGGTGTTCCTACACGTATCGAAATATATAACGCAAACGAATTCAGCGGTGAAATCCAAAACACAGTTGGAGAAATATCTGAGAAAAAAGGGGGTGATGAAATTCTAGAAGCTTTGCATATCTTACCACACAGAGTAGATAACCGCAATCCTATTCCTGCACATTTACGTAAGGGATTTGATAAAGAAGAGTATAAGGATATTCCGATAGATACTATTGGAACATTTCCCAGCTTAAAAAATGGGAAAAATTATATATGTTATAGGTGGAAATCCCCAGAGGGTCACTGGATATATAATGCAATTCAAGAAGATTCTAATGAACCTATAATTCATACTGGTTATGGCAGTCCTGAATACATCTTTAATATTAAGGGTGTTTATACGTATGTTCACGATGCAATGAAGAAAAGGCGGGGTAATAACGTTTTTGGCGAGAATGCCGATGTAGAAAATCCTCAATTATTTAGTGTAGATAACGTGACGGAAGTATGTCAACAACTAAAGGATGGAATTAAAGCTCCTGCAGTGGGAGTATCACACTCTACGTTGGGCGGTAAAGACCGAGTAACAATTTTAATGTCTGTATCATTAGATAAGCGTGAGGATTGGAAAAATCAAATCTTTGAAAATTCCAGATATTTTAGGTTGTCTCTAGAAAGAAACGGCAGATTGCAATTATTTGTCAAATCAGGTATACCGATAAAACTTCGTTCATCTGTATGCAATTCTATAGAAATGTGTATTGCTAAAATAAACAAATACATAAACGAAATTAATTCTCTTATGCCAGATAAAACAGTGTCGGAATCGAAAACACTTAATGAAGAATCCGCAGAGACAAGATTAAAGTTTTTCAAAACACCAAACGGTGCCAAAGTGTTTTGGGATGGGAAACCTGTAGCTAGTTTGCTAAAAATGGGGAATGGTCATCTAGACGGCTATAAGGTTGAGTTGACACAAGATAATATATTAGATGGTGAGTGGGTTGAAACCTTATCTGATGCTAAAAAAATGTTAGCCACTTATTTCCATACCAAAGAAACTGCGGAAATGCAATAAATATATCAACAACAAAATAATTAGACTGTTGCTTTATAGTGACAGTCTTTTTTTTTGAATAAATAATTTGCTTTTTGGCAAAAATGGGTTATACTATGGTTATAACATTTTTCAAAGGAGTTCGATGTGACTAAAAAAGAAAACAAAAAGAATCTTAAGGGTAAACCAAGTTGGACAGTCGCTCCTAGTTGGGCGAGGTGGCTTTCACAGAACATTTATGGTCAATGGTGGTGGCACTCAAGAAAGCCGTCTATCATGACAATTACATGGATTAATCACGAGGGTAGTTATGATGATAGTGGTTACAAATCCAACTCAGATAACTGGCGTGAATCTTTAGAATCAAGACCAAAAGTCAAATAAACTTGGGTATAGATTTATGACTGTCAAACAAATTAAAAGCATTTCGGATTCACTGCTAATACAAAAAATGCGTGATTTGGAAATGGATATTTACAATTACGAGACTGGTAATGGTCATCCTGAATTTGATTACAAGAGTGGTAAAAAGGAATACGATAATCTTTATAAAGAATATAAAAGACGAAATATAGACGAATCAAAAACTAAATATGAATATGATTATTAAGAGGTGTTAACATGCTACGCTACATAGTTAATCGTTCATCACTAACAAATATTCAACTGTCTGACATGGTTAGAAATTTTATTGATTGCTCTAATTGTATTTTTTCTTTTCTTTATAATGCACGTAATGAAGAAGAATATATTATCTTTTACAGTGATTTACAACAAGCGTTAAATGATGCAATTGCCCTTCCCAATGCAACAGTTTACAATGTTAAGGATTCCAGAACAATAGAAAACATTACACAGCAATTGCGGCATGAGAGAGAATACGATGAGATGATGTCTAATATAGAAGAGGAACAAGCTAATCAGATGTTTTCTTACCATGAAGAAGATTATTGGTTTGACACGGTTAAGGATTAAGATGATGGTTGGGGATAAAAAAAGTATTTGCTTTTTGGTGAAAGTGGATTATACTGCAATTATAACGTTTTAAAAGGAGTTGAATATGAAGCCACTTAAAGATATTATCAGAGAAATTGATTTTACCCCTATGGTAGAGTTTCTCAATAATTCTTTAGACACATCTGTGCAAATTGAATTAGTAACGAGTAACAGAGAGTTTCTCTTTGACAATACAGGAATAACGCTAAAAAATGTTTCGCCAGTAAAGAAATTGGTGGATACGGGGCTGATTTAAAATACACATGTTAGTATTTTAGAGACACTCTGCGACAGAACTAATCAAACTATAATGTTCTTAATTTCTATTTATTTAGAAGATTTTGGGACAAGGGAAAGGATTATTCGGATGTTTCCAGTCGAGATTCTCCTACCAAAAATACTGCCGTTTGGCGAAGAATATATTATTTATAACTACAAGAGAAAGACATGGAAATTCCCCCCGGAAAGAGGATAAAAGGAGTATTATTATGAAAGATTTTGAGTATTATGGTAAAGGTGTTTTGCCATATCCGATAGCCCCAACCAAACCTACAACTGACAGACCTACTCATGAGTTTGTTGAGTTACTGGATAAATACGATTTGGATATGATAAGATTCAAGGAATCTATGGGAGAGTATCGTAAAGAAAAAGACAGGTTGGAAACGGAATTTAAGCATGATGCTCTCGAAAGTTGCGGAATATTGGGACATCCAAAAGCCGATGCGTGTTTTTCGTTAGCGTATTCGTATGGTCACTCTGCTGGATTTTCGGAAGTGTATTCGTATCTGTCAGATTTATCAGAGTTGCTAAAGTAAGGGAGGTATAATGGAAAAGAGTATTATAGCATCAAGTTGTGTATTTGTGGAAAGTCAAGACATTAAAATTCCGCCATCTCCATCCGAAGGACCACAATGGAATTTCAGGGTGGAAGATTCAGAAGAACCATTAACGTATTATTATAACGTGGATATGGAAAACTTTACAGAAAATGAAATAATATCCAAAATAAGAGAAATTTTTGGTGAAAAAGCCACGATTATATCAAACGTCATAAAAAATAAATAAAAAGAGGATTAAACCATGAATGGTAAAACAACTATAAATAATGGCGGCACAGGACTTGCAGGAATTTTGGGCATTGTTTTTGTTATAATGAAACTTATGCATTGGGGCGATGTATCTAATTGGTCTTGGTGGTGGGTATTGAGCCCGTTTTGGATACCTGCAGTTATTGTTATTTTGGTTTTTATGGGAATTTTTGCCTATTACTTCATAATCATGAAATGGCAAAACTTTAAATATCGCCATAACCCCAATTCATTGAGATATGTAGATGGTAAATTAATGATGAATAGCGTGTATAAGAAATCTAAAGAGGATAAACAATGAGAGCAAAGAAGAATCATCCGGACATAGTTGAAATTTTTGACAAAGAAACTCTTGATAAATGGAAATCAGAACAACCAAAACGTGTCCGCAGGCTCAGATGTGTTCTTTGCGAAGAATTGTTCAATCCAGAAGAAACACAATTCGTTAATGCTATTGGCGGCAAAAAAGCGTGTTGGGGATGTTACGAGTACGCGGAAGAGCATGCCGAAAAACTTATAGAGTTTGACCCTAACTACGACAAAGAATATTACTATTTAGACTCAAAATTGGGAGATTTAACCAATATGGAACCGTCATTCCCAACACCAATCAAAAGCATTAGATACGTTAATACTGATGGGTGGAGAGGGTATACTACGTGGGACTTGATGGATGGGTATATTTCATTAACTGATGGATGGATAACTGGATATCCCGATTCCACCACCACACGTAAAATGGCTATAGGTGAAATGTATGAGAAATTTGACTCTGATGAAATGAGACCACCAGTAACAATGTGGTGGATGTTTGGAACAACAAGCAACATATTCTCAACCAGCTGTAGTATTATTATCGCTGAGAGCGATAAAGAAAAGTTCTGTGAGTGGTTAAAAGACAAATTCGACTATACAACCGAAGATTTAGATTATATGATGTCTTAAGGATTTATTATGAAATACGTTTGGTGTAATCAGTGTAATAACTTTATATGGGCTAACATAAATGAAGACTATGAATTGGAATGTGCTTCATGTGGCTCTATCGACGTTGTAGCAAGCACATGTGTAATGTGCGGAGAATGTAAACCTCCGCACTCTATGACAATAGTTGATTTCTGTGGTCCAGTTTGTTCAAAATGTAATGGAGATTAAGCACAAATAATTTGCTTTTTTATAAAAATGGGTTATACTGTAGGTAAAAGAAGTTAAGGAGCTCTCGATGGTAGTTAATAATTCTGTCATAACCAAAATCAAACAAGCCATACTCGGTACTCAGTTTGAGGATAAAACTTACGTAGCTGGTGGCTTTGTCAGGGACCTGATTATGGGTAAAGACAATAAGGATATTGATATCGTTGTAGAGCTCCCTAATGGTGGAGTAGAGTTGGCTAATTTCCTGCACCATGCGATAGGAGCATCAGAACCTACTGTTTACAATAATAGTTGTGGAACTGCACAAGTAGTTATTGATGGAGAGAAGATAGAATTTGTTATGACTCGTAAAGAAAAATATGAGTTTGGCAACCGCACACCCCTTTGTGAATACGGAACTATTTATGATGATGTTAGACGTAGAGATTTCACAATCAATTCTATTCTATATAAGATTTCTACAGGGGAAATTATAGACCTGTTGGGTGGAAAGAGAGATATTGACTGCGGAAAAATCAGAACCAGCAGTTACCCTGATGAAACTTTCCAAGACGACCCGTTGAGAATTATGCGCGCAATACGATTTGCCACCAGACTAAACTTTGAAATCGAGGAAGAAACTTTTTATCAGATATCCAAGCACGTATTTGCGTTGAAAATGATTTCTGTTGAGCGCATAAGGGATGAATTTAATCAGATTATAATTGACCCCAATTTCAAGGTTGGCATGAATCTACTTCGCACATCGGGTATCCTTGATTTTATGTGCGTAGAATTGAGTAATCTCTATAAATTGGGACAAGGGAAATATCATACTAAAGATGCGTGGGGTCATACTCTCGATGTAATGAAATTGACTAAACCAACACTGGAGCACCGGATGGCTGCCTTGTTTCACGACAGTGGCAAACCACAAACTATTTCTAAATCTGAACTATGGTCACCAAATAGTTTCAGGGAAAATCTTTACCAATTTCCTGAATCGGTTTAGGTATAGCAATGATTTTATAAAAATGGTAGTACCTGCTGTTCAATTGCATATGAATTTTGTTGATGGAATGCTGGACAAAACAATCCGCAAGAAAGTTAATCAGTATGGTAAAGATATTATGCTGTTTGCTTGCGATTTGGCTAAAGCCGATAGTAAAAGACCGGAAAGGCGGAGGATAGTTTATGATATCCGCAGATTCATTGAAACAGATAATTTTACCATACAACCAAAGGTTATTCTGCCAGTGAACGGAAATGAACTGATGGAAAGATATAATCTGAAACCAGGTCCAAAGATTGGAGCGATGGTAGAATATATTAAGGAATTGATGTTTGAAAATCCTAATATATCTAAAGAAGAAGTGTTTGAAAAAATAGATGAAATAAACAGAACAAACCCAATTAAGTGGACAAGAATAAAAGATATAGAAAGGGAACTGGTAAAATCATCTACCGCCTATGTGCTAAATGGAGCAGTTCCGATAATAACCATAGATTATATGGACGTTTTGAAAACTGACCAATAAGTTGTTAAGGAGATTTTAATTATGAAAACAATGATTAAGTATTTTTTGTGGGGAGTTTATTGTATTGTATCAGCAATGATTGTTAATCACGTGTGGGTAACTTTCGACAGCGGAGCTATCCACATGACTGCTCAACATTATGTCGGTATTATGAACGGAGCGATGTGTATGGGATTGGTTACTATGATTGAAAATTACAGCAAAGGTAAACAAATATGAGTAATGAAAAAGAAAGAATCTTCAAAATTTTAAATAACTGTCTGGCTTTTAACTACGAATTGACCTAATCTGTTCAAAGAATTATAATAGATTACATTAAAGCCTACTTGGGGGATAGAGTTGTCAAGTGTTTGTTTATTACATCCAAAATAACAGGACATCCTCATTTGTGGGTTGTATTAGACACTGAGTCAATGCACATTAATTTCCAATTGAGTCCTTATACTATGTAGAGGGGGTATAAATGAACGATATGGAACTAATAGTAGACAATTACTTACTATATAAAATTATAACAGGTTCTCATCTTTATGGCACAAATACCGAAAACTCAGATAATGATTATTCGGGGGTATTTCTTGAGCCATTTGAATATATTGCTAGTCCGTTTAAAAATATTGAAGAAATCAATTTATCTGTCCCTAATAAAGACGTTAGTGGCAAGAATACTTTCCTAGCTGTAGATGTTAAATATTACGGTTTGAAGCGTTTTATAAAATTGGTTTCGCAGTGCAATCCGAATATCATTGAGTTTTTGTTTGTACCAGACAATAAAATCTTGTATTTATCCAATGACTTTAAATCAATTCTGGATAATCGTGAGTTGTTTCTAACTCAAGAAATAGCAAGAAGATTTATGGGGTATGCCTTTGAACAAGAAAAGAAAATGTATATAAGGTCAGAAAATTTTACGTTAATCCATCAGGCTTGGAAAAGTCTCAAAGAAGAATACCCTAATTTGCCGCAGAATACCCCCATAATGAAAACAAAAACTGCAGACAAATATTTGGAATCTACTAGATTCTTACATCAGCACAATCCTGATAATGCGGAGTACTTGTACAAATGTGGTGATTTGCAATTCGGAACAACTTTGCACATAAAAAAGGTTATGAAAATGTTGTCTGAAAGAATACAGAAAGCATCGCACAGGACCGATATGATATTGCATAAGGGATATGATTATAAGTTTGCCAGTCACGTTGTTAGACTGCTTGGTGAGGGATATCAACTAATGACAGAACATACGATAACATTTCCAATAATTAATGTTGATGATGTTATAGATATTAAGCGGGGGTTGTATACTATTGACAGGGTAAAAGAAATTATTGATAATTGGAAAGAAAAGTTTAGATATGCGGAAGAGCGTTGTGATTTACCGCCTAAAGGCAGTAATTTGAATAAAATAGAACAACTGACTTGGAAAATACAGCGGAATTGGTATGAATAAATAATTTGCTTTTTTGAATAAACCGATTATATTGTATGTATAACCGTTTCAAAGGAGTTCAGTATGAAAAAATTCACCAAAAGAGAATTCAAGGAGTTCCTAAAAAACAAATTATCGGCTGACATTAATTGGGCAATTAGTGGTTTGTTAAGGATTTATGACAATCAAACCACAGAAGAACAACAAATTGAAGATGTTAATAGAATTAACGGGGTTGGGTTTACAGGAGTCGATGCAGAAATTTTAAGCGGTTTTGTTAATTATTATAATAAGAACAAATGCTTGACTGATAAACAAAATGAAATCTTGCTCAAGAGAATGCCAAAATACTGGGAACAACTTCTGGCAGTTTCTGATAAAAATAAACTATATTCCGCTATGTCACAGAAATAACTAAAAAATAGTATTTGCTTTTTAGGGAAAATAGATTATACTATAGATATAACGTTTTATAAGGAGTCAGGTATGAAATACAGGAATGAAACTACGCAAAGAGAAAAGGGAACAGGAAGACTCTACAAGTTTGGCTTTGCGGGGGTAGAAACATTTAAATACAACGACCTTATAATTCGTTTTGAAACCACAAAAGAACAACCGCAGGATAGAAAAAGTTACAGAAACCCACAATCATGCTATATTGGAAAACCTGGCAGAGAATTCAAATATGTGGGTAAAAGAACATTGGGCATTCCCAAATTAATAGAAACTTATTATGAACTATATGGAGCGTAAAAATGAATATTAACGAGATTCATGAACAGATACAGAGAGAAAGAGATGAGAATGTTATTAATTCTGGTCAGTGGACATTGGGTGAACTAATCGATGCTCTCAACGGTATTACAGACATGGACAAGCAGGTCAGGTTTACAGACCTTAACGAAACTCACCAATATCCTCAACATATAACATACCCCGATAGAGCTGGTAGCTGGAGAGGTATATACAAAGAATTGGCTATTGGCTATGATTATTTTGAAAAAGGGAAACGGATTCCTACGGTTAAAGATATCCTGATACTATTAAAGGGTTGTGTGGGAACTATATTTGAGGGATATAAGGGTGGAGAATACAAAATGGAATTAGATACCCCTGTATGGGTGGACAATAGCGGTCAGTGTTCTCATAATATGATATATGGTATTAAGGAAACTGACAGTTTTGTTGTGATACTGGTTAAAAATCAAGAACCATATCCGGGATAAATTGGAGAGAATGAGTGTATTGTATTAGTATATCATCAAGCGATGAAATTATTTTTGCATCATTGCAATCATACCGCAACGCTGTGTTATCTAAAACCAATGGGAACAATATCCATTTTGTTCTTGAGTATGTAGGCAAAGTAGAAAACTTGTTTAAATTATTCGTATCCGATAAAACCGATATGAGAGTTTTATATGAAATGAATCAATATGCATCATTGATTGATAGCGAGACTGGTGTTTGCCTTGAAATAAAGGAATAACATGTATAAAAGGATTTTGAAAGTGTTTGATATAATATATGTGTCTTCTGTAGCGTTTGTAGTTCTATTTGTAGCAGTAACTATTTACTATAACTATATTCGAAAGAAAAATGATATACCTAATCCAATTGCCGTTGAAAATACTGTTATTGAAAAAGAAGATTCTCTTGCCAATAGTCCAAGATACGTAGTTATACAAGATTTGATATCAAAGTCAGTATTACGGTTTAATATGGACATTAATGAGGTTGGTATCGATGGTTTTGTTTGGGAAAATATGGACAAAGAATCTCGAAGGGTTCTGGTCACAATAATAGTTTTGTATATTCTTGAGGATAACGTGGACCACTCTAAGTTACCAATTAACATATATAATATGCAAAGTGGTAATAAAGTAGCTGAATGGAGCTCAAATATAGCTATTATCGAAGGAAAATAGGAGATTAGTATGACAAAAAAAGTTGCACAATTAGTAGAGACCATTAAAGAAAAACTTAAGAGTTGTGGTTACACCGAAGATTCTTATGGAAATTTCAAAAAGATTGATTCCAAAGGAGAGTTATACAGATACAAATTTCAGGAAATATCTTTGCGCAAGGAAACACAAGTTGTTCATTCTGATGGAACAAAATCTTGGGTAAGGCTCTCTGGCAATTATTACAGTAAGTTGGGAATCAGTGAAGACGGTAAAATAACAGGAATGAGGAGAGGATTTTAATGGCTAATTTCAAAAAGAGTATTATAATTGGTGAGAGTAAACCTAGAAAGTATTCTGCAGTAATTGATATTAAATTGGATAACTATCCAGAAGAACCTACTTTCTCCGCATCTGCATCTATTTTTGTGGGTAAAGAATGGGAAAGTAGTGGACAGTATATTGACAATATTGCGGAATTGGTAGATGGAGCGTTAGATAGTCCTTTATATTTAGAAATAAGGGATTTGTGGGAAAAATATCACCTAAACGATTTAAACGCCGGCTGTGAACATCAACGAAAAAACTGGGATGAAAATAAGGAAATCATATTGCCTCATTCCTACAGGAAAAACGAGACAGAGAAAAAAACCGCTAGGTGGGTATATCCTAAAGACCACCCCGATGGACTACTTACTAAACCTTGTGAAATTTGCGGATATCGTTATGGAACAGATTGGGTATACGCTCCAATTCCTAAAGCGGACCTCGATAGAATATTGGCTTTGTTTGACTAGTTAATTTAAATAATATTATGTATAAGGATAATAGTGATGAGTGAGATAATTTTAAAGGTTCTTGATGAGTATATGCAATCTCCGTTCAGGTTTTTTAAATTTGAATTGGGGGTGTGGTATCGTTGTGATGACTTTTGCAATGCTTATTCAATCGACTGTGCTGCCGGCTTTTACGCTACTGGAATTGAAGGACTGCCGTATAGTTTCAATAAAAGAAAAGGCAGTAGGGTGTTTGTATGCAAAGTAAAAGGAAAAAATGTTAATTATGACATATACAAAAGGAGGTGGGAATATATAAAATTGGTCCGGGAGATTGACAAGGATACAATCAAGCAGCTGGCATTTGATAAATCTGCGGATATTGGCTATGACTTGGTTCACGCTATTTATCCAGTAAATCCGTTGACCGATATCGCTGAAAACGAAATAACACGGGAAGATATTGATAATCTGAGAAAATGGGATTATGTTAGGACTTCTATGAGAAATTCTGTATGGGAATCGGTAAATAATTATATTACGACTTCTATCATATCTTCTGTTAGGGCTTCCATTAGAAGTTCTCTTTGGGAACCGGTAGGGGAACATGTTAATAATTCTGTTAGGCGTTCTGTCTGGAATCTTGCAGATAATCCCATAAAAAATTCGTATAACTCCTGTTGGATAGATAACTCCATAGAGAATGCTATATGGGCTTATCTATCATCGCTATTTCCTAATATAAAAAAGTGGGAAAGTATTGACCACGAAGAGGAAAAAAATCCGTTCCATCCATGTATTGACTTGTGGATGCGTGGGTTTGTTCCATCGTTTGACGGCAAAGTTTGGAGATTACATCAGGGAAAGGATGCTAAAATAGTTTATGAATATCCTGTTGAGTATAAGGGAGTATAAAAAAATGAAAACAAATAAAATGGTTAATGCATCACCAAACATGAAAGACCTTGTAATGATTTCAGGAGACATTAAAAAAAGTGTAACACTGTCATTCAACATTAACGGTGTTATTCACCATATCAATTTCAAAATCAACAGAGCGGATAAGGAATATGCAGAGCGTATCTTTGCAGGGTTAGTGGAAAAAATCATCGAAGATAGAAAGTCCGGTGTTGACATATGGTCATCAGAATATTTAAGTCAAAAGCATCATCAACAATAACAGATAAAGATATATAAAGTTTTATTTGCTTTTTAGGGAAAACGCATTATACTATAGGTATAACGTTTTATAAGGAGTTCATATGTTTGATAGGATTGATACAACAGAGTGGAAAGTAGTATTACGCGAAAGTATACCCGAAAAATCCCTAAGTCAAGTGTTATCGGAATATCGGGAAGCTAAAAAACAAGACAAATACTATTTTGCTCCAATCCACGACAATGACTGCACAGAACTTTGGAATGCCTATAAATACGCTATAAATATGCTTGAAGGAGCATACCCCTACAACGCAAGTATTATCCCTCATTTTGCAAGATATCTTAAAATGGGTGAATCAGATGATTTTATTAAAACTGCTGTTTATGTATACCAAAGGAAAAATGATGCTGTGGAAACAGTAAGGACCATTAAAGACAAGTTAGAGAATGGGTGGAATCTATACGAATATCGAATGGATGGCACAGACCTGTTTAACAAATTAGTGGAAATTGATTTTTCAAGTGGTATTGACTATTTTAGTAAACGTATTGGTGTTGAGGGTAGGTTTGTCAAAGGCGGGGATGGAAATGATTGCACCAATATTTGCTTTTTACCAAAGGGAAAATCAAGGCGAGGACTTTCATTATTGAAATATATGAACGAACCCCTGTTTTACCGATTAATAGATAAATATAGTAAAAAAGTTGTATAGACGGCATTCTTATTTGCTTTTTAGAGAAAATGGATTATACTATAATTATAACGTTTTATAAGGAGTCAGTATGAAACCACTTAACAAATCTGCAAACGCTGTAATGCGAAAATTGGTTGACGGCATAGATGAAAACAATAGTTATAAAAAAATAGATAACTCTAATACAATCTTTATGCCGGTTGTGGTAGAGTGGATAGGCAAAAACAGAATTGGTGATGTGTTTTCTATAGCTCATTACTATGAACAAAATGGTGACCTTATGCGTGACCCCGAAATGACTTTTTGGAGAGGTGGCGATGGCAATTTCTATCCCGTTACATTCAGACAAGACCATTTAGGTATTTATGAAGAATCCATTTACCAAACTGAAACATCATATATGATACGTAAAAAAACACAATCAGACCATGCGCACTTTGCTAACATGTGGATGAAAAATATTAAGTATCAGCAAGGTATCAAATAATGGCTTATTTAAACCACTACGATTTCCACCTAACACAAGATTTAAAAGTTCTTATGGATGGTAAACTTTTAGCAAAGGGGTATAAAGGAAAGGTTCTAAAATACAAAGTGCCCGATTTTTGCAAATGCGGAGCATACTTAAGTTTAGATTATCATAAATCTCAGCAAGTAGGCAGGGATGGTTATTCCGATTACATTTTAACCTGCTACGGGTGTGGACAAATTTATCAATATAAGAAATATTGTAAGAACGACATGCCTAAACATTTTATAAAAATTAAGGATGGTAAATAATATGCGCAAAGTATCACTATTTATTGCTTTACTGATAGTTATTGTCGTATTCGCAATCATAGTACCGCAAAAGGTAAGTATAAGCGCTCAATCGGATTCGTTGGGGGTTTCAATAACCGCACCGTTTGTGATAGTAGCAATCTTTCTAATATTGTTTATTATTGGGTGTTCTATTTACTATTGGATATACTGGCTTATACTGTATTTAAGTCCACACGTAGAACGCACAATATATTATATTAGATTTTGCTTAAGGTGTCCTATTGGAAAATATTTGAAAAGTTCCAATTGTAGAGACCACTGTAAGAAAATTCCTGGCTCACCAAGATTTAAAAGGGGATATTAATATGAAAAGAGACGATTTGAAAGACAAGTACCCGCACATTTTAGAGTGCGGTGACACATATGTGGTGTTGTTAGTTGATGGATACGAAGAAACTTTTACTTTTGAGGATATATGTGATGGTATGGGGGGGTCACCAATGTCGGGATATCGAGATTTCGGTCCTGTAAGTGGAGACCACAGAATGATTAACATAATTTACGAAACTGTAAAAAAATACTTTCTCAACGAGTATCCACAATACTTTAACGATTCGGAAGAGTGTGATGATGACGATGATGAGGAAGATTTGGAAGAAAATGTTGATACAGCAGTTTATGATTACACCGACCAGATTCTTATTGATGAAGATGCGCAAGAACAGATGGATATTGTAAGAGCAGAGGATTAGGGTAATGGCATATTTACGATTATATTATAGTAATTGGTATGCATTCTGTTCAAACATAGAAAAGAATAGAAAAAAATATGCCAAAGATATGCTGGAAATATGGTATCCATATCACGAGAACGCACTATCTATAACTTATGAACAATCACTTAGTATCACACCTGATAATATAAGGGAACACTTTAAAATTCCGATTCCTGACAGTGATATAAAAGAACTGTTTAACGCTATACATCGTTTTCAAGAGTGTACATTAAGAGATGCCGGGTTATCAAACAAGCGTATTTTAATGCCAAAAAAATTACGGGAACGCAGAGATATGGACAGTTGGGATGATAGCAGATGGGTAGAAGAGCATATATGTGTATTTGTAAAGAATTTGAAGACCAACATACTATCCACAAACACCCTAATTGGGTAATAACTTATCATGATGATGGATACGATGAATTTCCGTATGTAAAAAATCGTCTTTATGTTGCTCACATAAGCGAAAGAAAGATAAAATCATGGGAATTTGATTACCCCGAAGCATTAAATCTGAATTTGCAAACTCTTATTAACAAACTTGAAGAACATGGCAATTATTCAGATGAAGAATATGAAAATGTTTACGATTGTGTAAAACAATTTATAAAAGATGTACAGGAAAGATATCCCGAATTAAAAAGGAAACTATGATGTTTGTTATAAAGTGTCATTTGTGTGGAAAGAATTATGATGAAGATGACCAAGAATTTATAAGTTGTCCACACTGTGAACACATAAAAGAAATAGATGTTAAAACTCGGGGAGGGGAAACATATACTGCATTGTGTATGTCCGATTCGGATGAGAGGGTTAACACTCAAAGTGGTTTAACTTACGCAGAGGCTCTAAAACATATTGAGAGTTGCTCTTGTAAGTCATGTTCCCAATATGCCAAATGCGGTGGGTTTCTAACACACTGTGGTGATGACAGAGATGAACAGGAATGGTTTCTAGTGCGTAACATATTAGATACGGCTTGTGGAGCAGAGTGGACCATTATAACAGATGCAGAATGGCTTCGTTTATTGACATAATCTATATAAACTAGGAGAAAAAATGAGAAGAGTAGTAAGGTGTCCGTTTTGTAACGGTGTAGGCAGTTATGAAGTACAAAAGAAAGTATTTTTTAACATGCTTTTGAAGAATGAAAAGAAACAGTGTCCAAATTGTTCCGGCACAGGTAAAGTTGAACATATACAAAGCAGATGTAAGGTTTGCGGTCAATTCGTCACAACGACAAGATTTCATAGACACCATAAACAAATTGTAGAGGTTTAGAAATGAAATTCAAATATATCATGTATAATGACCACTATGGCACCGGCATTATTGCGGAGGCTATAAAAGACCCAAAACATATTTTGTGGTCGGCTATTCCCGAAAATGACAGTTATAAAATGTTTAGGGATGTGTGGGGGTATGTAGAAAAGGATGAAGAAATTAATGAATACGAGATGGATTCCGAAATTGTAAAAAGGATTTTTAACGATAACTACGTAAGGATGGGTAAACCTAACAGTATGTCATTAGCATTTTACAATATAGATAATGGCACAATAGCAAACATTTCAAATGTAGGTAAGCTTGAAAAAGCCGAACTATTATATGCAGATGGCTACGATGTTCTAGACCCAAATAAAATTGAGTTAACTATACATACTACTTTCGAATAATGTATAGGGCTGTTGGAGTTATTATTATAAGTGAGAACTTTTAAGGTGAGGAATAAAAAATGGTCTGGTTTCACATATTGTTTAAACCATCTAATTTTGTCAAAATTAATCCTATGTGTGTTTTGTGTCATAATTGCGAGTATGATAGGGATAAGTTCCACTTAACTAAAACACATCTATGCTATATTTTAAACACGCATATTGACCCGGCAGATGAGCCAAAGTGTAATAACAAATTTGAGATGATAAATTTCTTGGAACGATTAATCTTGGTTATTTGGGGAAGATAGTAATGGAAAAAAATAATTATCTGTTCACTAGTGAAGCAGTATCACATGGTCATCCTGATAAAATATGCGACCAAATATCTGATTCTATTCTTGATGCCTATTTGGAACAAGATTCCAATAGCAGGGTGGCAATCGAAACCCTCGTTACTAAAAACAAAATAGTGGTTGCTGGAGAGATTAGTTCGTCAGCAAAGGTTAATGTCAAAAAGGTAATCAGAAACACAGTAAAATCAATTGGATATGATAGAAAAGAATATGGTTTTTGGCATAAATCCAAGATTTACAATTTTATTCATAAGCAAACTCCCGAATTGCAGAATAATGCCGATACAGATAACGCAGGTGACCAGGGAATTATGTTTGGATATGCTTGCCGGGAAACTGATGATTATATGCCAATAGCATCATCATTAGCTAATTATATCTTGTATATGATACACTATGTTGACAGAAATGGATATATAAAAAAACGTATCCTTTACCCCGATGCGAAATGTCAGGTTACTATTGAATATTGTGATGGAAAACCACAAAAGATTAATAACATCTTGTTGTCGGTCAGTCACGCTAAATTAATAAGTTCAGATTTTTGTACGTATGGGTCATTCTGGGATGACCTAAAGCATATGATAAGATATTATGCCAAAGAGTTTGTAAAAAATAATTGCTCACTATATCCAGAATTAGCAACAGAGCCATTTGATATTATTATCAACCCTGCCGGCAATTGGAACAATTTCGGTCCCGCTGCGGATTCCGGAGTTACTGGCAGAAAAATAGTAATTGATGCATACGGTGGATGCGCTCCTGTCGGCGGTGGAGCGTTTAGCGGAAAGGATGGGACAAAAGTTGATAGGACTGCCGCTTATATGGCTAGGCATATAGCAAAAAATATAGTTCATAACGGTATAGCAGACTCCTGTTTGGTTCAGTTCGCGTATATTATCGGTAAGCAATTTCCCATATCTATTAATGTTTTTTGTAATAATCCAAAATACCCTGAAAAGCAAATTGTTGAAATGATTGAAAGTAATTTCAATCTTTCCGTATCGTGTATGGTAACTTATTTAGGCATGCACGACAGTAATCACGCATTTAACAGTGTTTATTGTCATTTTGGTTTGAGCGCTACCCCAATGGGAGATGACGATATACGACCGTGGGAAAAATTGATAGAGTTGATGCCAAACCCAGTTGCGAAAGAGGATTAGCGTATTATGGAACAAAAATTAGCATTTATAGAAACGTTTGGCAACAATTACAGTTTATTGTTTGATTCCTTGTGTGACAAAATACAGGAGATTTCAAAAAAAGAAGGATTTTGTTGTTACAGAAGTGTCTCTCATCATATATCTGGCAATGAGTCCGAAAGCTTAAAAGATTACTCTAAATATGACCTATACAAGGGAACCGCAATAGTTGTTTATGAGATGTATGTGTAGTAAATATGGAAAAGAATATATCAGCTAGTGAGTTTCAAAAACGATATGGACACTTAAAAACTCTACGTAGCTGCGCAAAAACCCCATCACAGGGAGCGAAAGTGTCCAAATACCATAATGTATCAGGATGGTGGACAAACAACGTTAAAACTCATTATATGCACTCTATGTTAGAAAGTAATTTTGCGTGGTTTTTAGAATTTCTATTAGAAAAAGAAAAAATAAAGGAATGGATATATGAACCAAAGCCAGCGTTTACATTCCCCACAAGGGCGAATAATACATATTTACCGGACTTCAAGGTATGGACCGAAAATGATGAAATCGTTATTTATGAAGTGAAAGGATATTTAGACAGTAGAAGTAAAATAAAGCTTAACCGTATGGCAAAATATTACCCAGATATAAAAATACAAATTATAAACAGTAAGGTAATGAAAATAATTGAACTGCAATTCAAATCATTGATAAAAAATTGGGATAAACCGTTGTTATCCAAAGAGGAGTTAAATGGAATTAAAGAGGGTTCTGAGCAATAAATCGCTAAATGCTGTTGGATATTATCCATTGTCTGATTGTGATTTGTTGTGTTTTACTGGCAACTGTCCGCTTTACAAATACAATTTAGAGAGTTGTAATGAATGCCCATTTAAATCAGAGTATGGGAATGATTATTTCCAAATGGGAGAATTCTACGATAAACCGATTAAGGAGTCTGTAGAAAAAATATTGAGAGAAAGAATAAAGTGAAAGTTGGAAAATACGTAGAGGATATGTGCCATCCGCACAGTAAAAATCGTCGAAAAGCTCTCGCAGATGCAAAAGCATTTTACTCTGCTGACTATGGTCCAAATATAGATGGTCCTCCAGAATCAAAACACGTAAAATCAGAAATTGCTACAAAAAATTCATTAGAATATATTGCTAATATTTTATTTGAATTTGAGGAATTACCTAACTTTTCGGTACTGCGAGGTGGCATAGATGGGTTATATTTTGGCATGGATACCTCGCTATTAGATAAATATTTTTCACAATTAATATTTCACTCTCACAGCAACAGAGAAGAGCAATCTAAAATAGGATTTAACAATCCCACAGGTTCTCATCACCCAAAAAATTCATTTCATATATACTCTTTTGAAAAGTCGTGTATGTCTATTGACAGTTTCGTAAAACATTGCATACCGATGTTTAAAGAAAATCCATTTAAGTGTAACATGATTATAAAACCGTCTATAGAAATTCCCGGAGCTCCATCAAATTATGGAGAATATGGACAGATTTGCTTTTTATTCTCAGATACAATAAATAATCTGTATATTGGTGGGTATTTCTATATTTACGAAGGAGAATGTAATAGTGCGACTATATCAAGCGCTGTAGGAGAGCGTAGCGATTATAACTCACAGTTTATAAAAAAAATAGGCAATTGCATGGCTGAGTACAGCAAGCACGAATCAAAAGAAAAATACTGTATGGTTTCCCTTGTAAATAAATCTATGCAAGGATATAATTTTATCAGAGTAGATATATCCGCTAGTCTAGAACCGTTTCAAAATTTAGATTTACATTACCCTAATAAATCAAAAGAGAAATTCAGTGTATTTTACAAAAATATTGTGAAAAGAATGAGTGAATCTACAAAAGGATTGTATATTTTTTACGGGTCACCAGGCACTGGCAAAACTTTTATGATTAGGCACTTGATGAATGATGTTCAAGAGATAAACGAAAATAAAGAGTTTATTATTGTATCGCATGATTTGTTAGGGGAGCTAGCTAAACCAGAATTTATAGGCTCAATCCTTAACTATGTGTCAGGGGGAAAAGAGATAATTCTTTTGTGTGAGGATGCAGAACAAGCAATAAAAAAGCGGGATAAAACCAGTCACAACAAAAGTGTAGTATCAACACTTCTTAATGTATCTGATGGAGTGCTAAACGATATTCTTAAATTTCAAGTTATTTTAACATTTAATACTAAAATAGACAATATAGATGAAGCATTATTAAGAGCCGGCAGATTACAAGCTATAAAAGAATTTAGTCCGTTGTCTTTAAAACATGCTAATACACTAATCAAACATTTAGGCATAGAACGCCTTGATGCTGTGGATGGAATGTCTCTATCCGAAATTTATACAGCCAAGAGTGCAAACGAAATTTTGCGGCACTAAAGGATTACGTTATTATGAAATATAAACCAATTACGTTATCAGATATTATTATGATAAAATATCCTGATGAAGAGTTTTTGATAGCAAATGGGTTCGATGATGCGGTTATTGGAGTTGAACCTGCATCAATGCGATTAATCCATTCTGTTTATAAAATAATGAAGATATTAGAAGAAAAGATGGAATCCGCCGACCAATTAGAAATAATGGAATACATAGAGTATAATATCGTTGGCAGTTATGTAGGGGAAAAGACACCTATTTGGTGTTATGACATATAGAAAAACACATCATGGAGTTATTAACATATTAGATTAAAACATACAGGAGTTATACGTGGCAGATAAACAATTAAGAATCGTGCATTTTTCAGATTATCATTTACACAATAATAGTAGACAAAAAGAGTTTGCAATTGTATTCAATAATTTTTTGGATAAGTGTAAAGAAATACAACCAGATTACATAATTTTTCCCGGTGATTGGAATCACGAAAACACTATGTTATCTACAGAAAGTATCGTATTCACCAAATGGGCGTTTAAACAGTTGTCCGATATTTGTCCTGTTATCGTATCAAGGGGCAATCACGACTCGGCTCTCAACAATAATGACAAAATCACTACGTTAGAATCCATTTTAACTGATTTTACAGATACAGTGCACCCAATATATGCATTCTATCATTCAGCTTGGCAGGAGTTCCCAGAATTCGATTTGGGTGTATTTGATTATATGGATACTCCAGAGATATTCCAAGAATTAGCAGACAAACCTAAATCAGATAAAATTTCTATCGCTATGTATCACGGAATAGTGGGACAAGCTAGGGTATCTAAAGAGAACGAAATAAAATTAAAAAACAGTCACCTGAACATGATGCCGTATTTTTCAAATTATAGTTTTACAATGCTTGGGGATATACACCAAATGCAATACCTGAATGAGGATAAAACTATTGCTTATTCGGGAAGTATGTTACAGAATAATTTCAATGATTCTATGGACAAAGGATTCCTGCTATGGGAAATAAACAGTGACCAAACTTTTAGCGTTCAATTTATTGCAGTAGAAAATCCTTATAAAAGAATAGAAGTAGAATTAAATGATTTGGACCAAATCTTGTCTTATATTCGGGAAAAGAATCCTACTAAGAAAAGCAGTGTAAAAGTTAAACTGGTTAACGTTCCTCTGCCTGATGAACAAAAAATAATACAGGCAATTTCTACAGAATTCGGTATAAAGCCGGGAATAGTTAACACGAAACAGAAAGTGTCTACAGAGGACTTACAACTATCTGACAGTAATAAAGATTCTTTTTATGACGTTGATTATCAAAACAAGATGCTGACAGAATATGCTAATCTGAATGAAATTAAGGTCCCCATTGAGGATATTGTCGAAATGAACACCCGATTCAATCAACAGCTCAAGTTTGAATACGGGTTTGTTAATTGGACAATTAATCGATTAGAGTTCCAAAACTTGTTTAAATACGGTGGGGACAATATAAATAAAATTGATTTTTCGCAAATTTACGGTATTGTTGGAATCCCTGGCAACTCTGCTATCGGGAAAAGTAGTATAGTATATATTATTTCTTGGTTATTGTTTGACAAATGCAATCTTTATGACATAGCCATAAGCGACATCCTTAATTCAAAGTCTAAAGAGGGTTATGGGGAAATAGAATTTACTATTGATGGTAGAACATTTGTTATAAAGAAAGATTTAAAGCGTTCCGGCAAAACTGTAAAATCAACAATGATGTTTACTCAGATAATGGAAGATGGAACAAGAAAAAATGAAAATGAAGATAACTCTAATCAAACTAAAGCCAAAATACAAAAGCTGATTGGGACATATGATGATTTTATTACCACCAATTTGTCTTTACAGGGTAAATCAGCAAATTTCATAGAGTCCAACAATTCTGAAAAGAAACGCATTGTGGCGCACTTTGTAGGTTTAAAGATATTTGATGACCTTGCGGCAATTGCAGACAAGCATTATAAAGAGTTGGGGGAAAGAATATTCGGACCCACTGATGTAGATTATTATGCCAGTCAAATAGTGCAACTGAAACAAATGATATTCTCTGCAGAAGAGGGTAAGTCCGAAATGCTGTCTGATATAGAAAGTTTGGAAAAAAGCATAGAGGAATACAAACAATATCTCGAAGATGAGCAAAAGAACCTTAAACCCCTCTTGCTAAACCCCAACTTTAATAAAGATGTTGCCAACCAAAAGAAAGAGAGATTAGAAAAAGAGATTGCTGATATTGTAGAAAAATCGTTATTGCTTACTGGTCAAAGAAAAGAACTATATTGCGAAAGTGGGGTATATCCTACAGAACAAGAATTGAGGAATCAGTTTAAACCCCTGTTATTGGCATCAGATTTCAATAAAGAAAAATCAGATGCTGAGCGGACCAGACTACAGCAAGAAAATAATTCAATCAGTGAACAAATTGAAATCAATAATTCAAAAATAGTAGAAGTTGAGAAAACTGAGGAAACGTATCGTCAAGAACTTAAAACTAAGGAAGAAAAAGTTCGTGTTAACTCTGAAACTCTCAACAAAATAGAACTCAAATTGTCACAACTAAAATCTAAAATTGATGACGTTAACTCTTTGCTATCCAAATCTGTAGATGGTCAAATAACCAAACATGACGTTTGTGATAATTGTGGATTGTATTCATGGTTTTCCAAAAATCAAAGTGAAGTTGGTGAACATCAGAGCAATATAGAATATCTAAACGAATCTAAACAAAAACTATTAGATGAAAATAAAACTCTCAATGAAGAGATATCGGTAATTCGCAAAAGTCTAAATACTATCAGCGAAAATAAAACACACCAGTTTAACATAGACAGGTTGAATAATACAAAGCAATCTAATCAAATGAAATTAGAAAAAATTGAGCGTGACTTGAATTTAGACAAGGATAATACGGAAATAGTCAAGCACAATGCCGTTATTCAAGAAAGATTAGATATATTTGCACATAATAATGAAATAGATAATCAACAAAGAGAATTGCAGAATGAACATAAATCAAAAGGTATCGAGTTAACAAATATCGAATCTGATTTAAATAAATATGCTGATAACGAAAAGATTGTAGAACTCAATAAAGAAACAAATGAGAAAATAAGTCAATACAAATCTACTATCAGCGAGAAACAAAGTAAGGTAGCAGAATTAAGGGGAACTCTTAAAGCAAACGAAACTATCATAGAGAGCAATCAAAAGCAGATTCACAACTATGAGATTAAGATTAAAGAGTTGGAAGAGTTCCAGAAAAAGTATGAATTGATTGATGCTTATAAAGAACTCATCAAATCTGACGGATTGCCAGAGTTTGTTTTAGAGAAAAAATTAGAGCCACTTATAGATGAAATTAATTCACTACTTACATTAACTGATTACCAAATTAACATTATTCTTGAAAAAGAGGGAAGGAAAACACAGAAAATTAATATCACCTATAAAGAGGGAGATAATGACTGGATGTCCATTAACCTTGCTTCTGGAGCTGAGAGAGCTACACTCAGTCTTATATTCCGCATAGCAATGCTGAAAATGAGTTGTTTGGGTCACTGCTCAACATTATTTATTGATGAGTTGTTTTCTCCCCTTGACGCGGACAGATTGGAATCTGTAGAGGATATGTTGCAAATAATTAAAGATTATTTTACTCATATTATATCCATTAGCCACATAGAAAGTATTAAGAGGTGTGTTGATAACACTATTAACATTGCGAATAACGGAATGTATAGTTATGTAGTAGAGGACTAATTCGCCTATTAACAAATCATTAACATTATTTTTGCACGGTAACATATCTAACGTTATCGTGCATTTTTTATGTTAGTGATACAAAATATAGAGATATCATCAAACTTTTCAACTTTAGTTGTTATGTGTAGTAGGTTATATAAGCTTAATTTTTCATAGGTTTGTTGCTCAATGAAACTATATAGAGTAGAAGGAATAGAATTAATGAAAACTACCTATATTTACAAAATTTGGAACAGAAAAGAAAAGAGATTCTTGACTACAGTTGAAATGAAAAACTTAAAATTTGTAGTAACTTTTGATGGGGAAAGTAAATTCCTTCATTTCTCAACGATTAACAGTAATTTAGAAAAGGAAAACATTACACTTGATTCGATTAGCGTTCACGCTCCAGAGGAAGTTTTTGAGTTAGTTTGGGGAATTTGTAGATATAGTGGTACCGGCAAGATTGTCAAAAAGTTATATGATGGAGATATATTCGTAAAGAAAAGACCGGGAGTGGGGTTTTCTTATGCTGTAATAAAAAATTGCGATGAGGAACAGTTTATTCTGCTTATATCTGATACTTTTCCAGAGCAACACAAGGTAATAGAATTACATGAGGGTTGGATGCATATCGGAAATGTCAGAGAAATTGGATTCATATATGATGTATTTAGTTCGTTATGGACTTGCGATATAGAATAGCGTAAATCATAGATAATAGTCAATTCGGTTTTATATAGGAGTTATTGTTATATTAATGGGTAGATTATCTAAAAAAATAAAATGTATTTGTTTACAATGCGAAAAAGAGTTTGAATCGTTACCATCACGGGGTAAATTTTGCAGCACTAATTGTAGTTATTTATTTCGTAAAAAAAGAATTAAACATATTTGTTTACAATGCGAAAAAGAGTTTGAAGTGTTACCATCGCGGGATAAAAATGGAGGGGGTAAATTTTGCAGTCAGAAATGTAGCGGTTTATATCATCAAAAAAGAATTAAACATATTTGTTTACAATGCGAAAAAGAGTTTGAAACAATACCCTATTCTGGTGGTAAATTTTGCAGCTCTAAATGTCGTTATTTATCTATGAAAAATAATGTTAAACATATTTGTTTACAATGTGATGAAGAATTTGAAATACCATTATCATTTACAAAAAAGGGGGGTGGTAAATTTTGCAGCTCTAGATGTCGTTATTTATATTATAATGAGAATAAAGTCGCTTGTTTACAATGCGGTGAAGAGTTTAAAGCATTGCCATCACGGACAAAAAAAGGACACGATAAGTTTTGCAGTACAAAATGTAAAGGATTATATTTTAGAATATATCCCGATACAGAAAAACAAAAATATGTTAGAACAATGGCGAAATACATTAATTGGAAATATAAAGTAAATGAAAGAGATAAATATGTCTGCCAAAAATGTGGAAAATCTAATTTACAATTACACGCTCATCATATTGTGCCGTTTTCAATTCTATTTTTAGAATATTCTATAAATTCAATAGAGCAAGCGGAACAATGTGACGCGATGTGGGATATTAACAATGGTATAACCTTATGTGGTAAATGTCATCGCAAACAACATAAGAAAGCAATAAAAAAAGGTTTAACCCAACTGTCATTATTTTAAAATTTAATTTGCTTTTTGCTCAAAGCCGATTATACTATATGTATAGTCGGTTTTTTTATAAGGAGTTAAAAATGGCAAAAAGAGTTATGCAGTTCAACATGAGACAGGACCAGTTTTACAAGTATACTGGTTATGAGTATGTCGGTGGAGACAATTTTGACTTTTGCTTTTGCGATAATTGTAATCGCCAAATTACCAATCTCTATTTTATAGAGGGTCAGACCGACAAGAAATCTTATACTGTTGGTTCAGAATGCGTTATCACACTTACCAAGCTTCTCAATCCATCTGAATTTCAGGAAGCTAAGCGCATTATGAAAAAAGAAATCAAGTATATCAAATGGTTACAAAAAGAATGCACTTATGCAATGCGTGAAACATATACTCGCGAAGGCAAAGAACACTCCACTATTCGTTTGTTTAATAAGAAACCCACCAGGAACTACTTTCACGAATACACATATCGCATATCCGATACTGATGAGGGTCGCAAGAACTTTGACAAATACTTTACAGGAACGTGGATTACTATGGGGGAAATTGCCAAAGAAATTTTAGAGCGTTATGCTCCTAATGCAATTGACTCTATTCCCCCCGAAATTGAAATGATAGAACGTACTGAAAGTTACGCTCTGATTTATTGCAAGAGAGAGGGTAACAAATTATTTAACAACGAAATGAATATAACTGATGATAAGGGCAAACCATCATATATAATGTATTATATTAATGGTGTGTATTATCGCTACATGTTCTGTTCTGATAATTATGCTGATTACGACAGCTATCATTCAAGATATTATATTACATCCGATTTGGATTGGGCTTTAGCCAAACATATTAACATCAAAGAAAGATAAGAGAGGTTTATAATGACAATTAAATTGTTTTCTGTCGTAATTTATGGTGATTACGAATCACAAGAAGAGATTGAGTTTACTTCACGTGCATTAGCAGAGGAATTCTGCGATTGTTACAATATTGATTATTCACAAATCACAGAACATATTACAACTAATGAAGAGATTATGCAAAAAGCAATAAACACTCTTATTGATAAGGTTAGCGAATTAGAAAGAGAGGTTAAAGATTTGCGGTCACGTAGCTACACACATTGCGTAGGTCCATATGTTTGATTCTAAATCTTGTATATATGAACAATGTGGATTTGTTATAATTCGCAGAGCTCCTAAAAATCATGATAGTTATCCTGGTATTCTGTTCTACATTGATAATATGTGGAGAGACACTACTACAAAGAATGTAAAGGGTTTTATAAGCACCCAACCCACATGGTGGACAGACGATATCGAAAAAGCATATGTTTATCAATATGAAGGTGCTGCCAAAAATTGCCTAAAGCAAATTGAGGATTTACAGATGAGAAGATGGTCATATACTCAGCTGAATCCGATGCCGTGGGTTACATCTTTAACCAAAGCAATAAAACTTCGCGACCACGTTATTAAAAGGCATCATAATAAGAAAAAATAGTATTTGCTTTTTTAGGAAAGTAGGATGAGACAATCCCGACCACCGAGAAAAATGGCATTACAACTGATGCTTGGGTTGAAAAAAGAGGTAAGCAGTTGTATTTCTGCTCACAATCTTTTGATAGTTCTGGCAATAGGGTTAAATCCTCCAAACCAGAAATAATTGATGCTATTAGTGACATTGTAATTGATGATAACGGCAAATACAAGGTCAAGTTGGTTAAAGTTCCTATGGCTACCGCAATAAAGGCACTCATAAATTATCCGATGCCAAGAGAAGATAGACTATTAGCAGAATCATTTATCAAAAGCGAAAGATGGTGTTTAGACGGCAAGACACAGAAACACCTCGTTAAGATGCTTTCTAACTGCGGATTTGCCTATAATCATTACACAAGTACTAATGCTTATGAGTTCTTGATTGGTAATACCAAGAATTTACCCGTATCAGATAAACTGTTTAAGAACTAATGGATTCTAAAATGAAACAGAAAAAGAGCGAATTAGTTGAGCTGACCGTTGAAAGAATGGCTTTAATTGGAAAAACGGCTCTCCAATTAGCAATTGATTCTTTTAAAGAGACTCCTCCCAATATTGGAGACACCGCTACAGGTGGAGACAGGTTTAATCCAGAGTATTGGACATTGCTGGCAATTTATAAGTTAGATTTTGAAAAACTGGGTAATAAAAAACAGAAACCTACATCAGACAAAATTTTAAAAAACTAAAGGAGTATGTTATGGAAAGAAAGAATTTGTTTTTAAGGGATGACGTTACTTTTTCGGAAGCAATTCTGGAAATGATGAGGTTAAAACTTCGTGGGTTTGATGCTTGTGCTATCAGACCGATGGCTAACGGTTTAGAAGAATTCATTTATTGGATTAATCCTAATGAAAATGGCGATTATCCCACCAACTCAGAAATTTGTAAGGGTAGTGCTACCTTTTCTTTACCCCCAACGGAACATCGCCATCCTATCGACTTTGCGGACATATCTGCCACAGACTTTAATTTGTGGGCAAAGGTTACTCTTTATGCCGAAGACGGAGAACTATCAAACGACAAAGCTCCTTATGTTTTGGGTGGATGTTATTTTCACGGCAAGGCTGAGCAGACGATAAGAGAGAACGGAACCCATGTGGCTGATATTATTTGCACCGATGTAAAACCAGAAAAGTGGCTTGATGGCATCTATCATTGGCGTGTATTTTCTGAAACAAAGAATGCAAATGTCACTTGGGGAACGCTTTTTGTATGGCACGATGTAAACAATCATATGCATGGTTTGGCTGTGGAAACTGGCGATGAAGAATCTATTCAATACGCTATAGAATGTTACAACAACAAGAAAACAACCCTTTAAGAAACTGGAGTTATGATTATGACAGTTAAAGAATATATTGAGATTTTGAGTGAGTATCATCCCGATACATTAGTAATTCAAGAAAGCGAAGCTTGCGGGTTAGTGGATGCCACTTTCCCCCAATTGGTATCGGTTTGTTATAACCTTGACGGGAATATCAATAAATGTAACTATAAAGTCCATACGCTAATATCAGAAGCAATGGATAGATATAGTCAGTTTGTTGCAGACAGAAAGGGGAATATACTGATTACATTTGATGAATATCTTAAATCCTATAATAGTTACACAATTAACGCGATAATAATCTCATAGGAGATAAAAAATGAAAGAATTAGTTATTAAACTCAATCTATCTTTTGATGATGCGTTCTGTGGATTGGACAGCGGAGATTACGATAGAATAAAAAGAGATGGATGGAAAAATTATATATATTGTTGTGAAGGAAATTATTGTTGGGGTTTTAGACCAGAAATCCCTAATTACGATGATGAATATAAATTTAACCAATCTGATAAAGATGCCAATGATTGGATTGGTATTAAAGTTGAGATTAAACAGGAATATGGTGATTAATATGGGCGGCAAAAGTAAGCAGTATGTTAAAATTGTTGATACCTATGGATATCAATACGCTTCTCGTATCACAGGAAAACGTGGAGCGGTTGTTGTTGTTCCAATATATAGAGATTATGAAACTCAAGAATTAAAGCTCCAACTTATCTTAAGTGAGCGACCTACTTTTGATAAACCAATATTGGAATTTCCGGCTGGATTATTGGATGATGATTCGTTATCTATTGAGGATACTGTGCTAAAAGAATTGAGAGAAGAAACTGGTTGGACTGGCGAAATTCATTCCGTATTGGACCCAGCTCCCAGCTCTGCCGGAATAACGGATGAAATACTTTATATCGCTACAGTATTCTTAACGGAAAAACACGAGCCGTCTCATCAAGGTAATGAAAAAATAAAAGTATTGCCGTTGATGTCTTTTGTGGATTTTATTAAGTATATCAATGAGGAAGATGGTAAAATTTTGGTTTCAAGCAGATTGGTTACGTATATGTTAGGGTTTACTATTGGATATTCATTTTCAAAATTTGGATTAATGGAGTTTTAAATGAAAAGATTTATTATATGGTTATTTGGTATAAATAGTGGCGACCTTTGTAAAACTAATTATTGTGATAAAGAACATCACCTTACTCGGAAAATATCTCAACTTGAGAAAGAACTGCACGATGTAAGGATGCATATTATAACCCGGTTTGTTATGCATAAGGAACTCTCTAATGAAAATCAATAATAAAAAGATTGATAAACGATTCCCTGTATTTGAAAAACTAAATGCAGAAAATCTTCCATCTAGAGGTGGATATTATTATTATTTCAAACGGAGTGATGGACTTATTCATTATATACAGTGGTTTCCCGCCTTTTCTCTTAACTCTCAATTTATGAAAAAATACAAGTATTTTGCTGCCACGCCTCCGCACTTTCCTATTTGGGCGGAGATGGCTAGAAGAAAAGTTCGATTTCACTGCGATGAGTCTCCTCAATCTATAAAATTATGGGGACTGTTTTATCCATCAGACGTTAAGAGTTTGGTTAAGAAAGGTTTGCTAATTACATCGGATGGCGAAAAAGAAATTCCCAAATGTATAACTTGGTATTACCCATCACCGGAAGCTTATGAAAAATATATTTTGCCGCTTATAAAAAAGTATACACTAAAAAATCTGACTTTTTTAGCCGGGTGGATATTCGAATCTAATAAAGATTTTGATTAAAATCAAGGAGAAAAAATGAGTGCAAGAATGATTATTATTCTGATTGTATTAGCAATAATGACACCTTTCATTATTAGTTATGCATTTTATTCCCTTACTCAAGATACCGTTACTGTTACTGTAACAAAGAGTGAGCGTGTAGTAAAAAGTTCACCAAATGGAGATGGTGGCTCTAATGTATCAAGTAAATATCTTGTATTTTCTGAACAAGAGGTTTTAGAAAATACTGATTGCCTTTGGGCTTGGAAATGGGATAGCTCTGATTTTTATGCAAAGATTAAGCAGGATTCCACGTATACCTTTAAAGTGTATGGCTGGCGCGTACCATTTCTTTCATGGCACAGAAATATTGTGTCAATTGAAACAGTTGGGAAATAGGATAATGTTTATTGATAACAGCAATATTGTTGCTTTTGGTGTATTCCAAGTTATTTTATCTGCGTATTACTCCTATTTGGGGCATAATGTGGATAACATATTTATAGAACTAAATGGTCAGGTAAAAATTAATTTTAGCTCTCCAGCTTATGGAGACGAGTCAGTTTACGTCTGTTCTGCATTGAAAAGCATCTCGCAAAATGATTATTTATATGCAGAAAATAATCGCGGAGAATATATCAAAACTAAAATCAAGATAGATACTTTAGGGGAAAGAAATGACTACTCATATGCCACTAAAGAATTGGCAAGAATGACAAATTTCGCAATAGAAAGATTCTTGCGACCATACGTAATAGACAACATAAAAAAATATAAAAAGGGAGATACTAATGTATTATCTAACAAGTAAACACTTTAAATGTAAGTCCTGCACAAAATCCGTATTGTCAACCTTTACCAAAAAGGTAAAAAACACAACTATAACCAAAGAATGTATTTTTATGTATGGATGCCCACACGATTGTGCTGAGCCTAAAGATAAGGTTTATAAGACCAAAGATGGCGAAAAGAAATACAAGCGATTCTATGGGTATTCTCCTGACCCCAATAAGCAAGCATAAAGCGAGTTTAACGATGTTAAACAAAATAACTGATACGTTGCCTGTTCCAGAGGTTTCCAAAGAGGGAAATGATGTTTTTGTTGCCCGTTTAGAGAATAATATGGCTGTTATAAACTATATAACCGATGATGACGGCAATACACTTGTGCAAATAAGCACAATCATACAGGGAATTGACCCTAAAGACAATATACGGGACCGCAGATATACACAACAGATATTGTTTCCGCAGGGAATTTTGTGTCTTTATGATGCCTTGAAAGCATTTACTCATGAGAATAGATTCTTTGAGGAATACAAAAAGCAGTTTGAGCAAGAAAAAGAATACCAAGAGAAAATGAAATCAGAACAAGGTAGATAATAAATAATGAGTGAAAAAAGTTTAATTGAAAAACACTTTTCTAAAGAACTCAAACAGATAAAGAGTATGACTCTTTCTAATATTGTGAGGACTGCACTTGAAAACGTTAGTGATGATT